GCCAACCTCCGCAACGCCGACCTCAGCTACGCCGACCTCAGCAGCGCCAACCTCAGCAGCGCCGACCTCAGCGGCGCCAAGGGTGTCGAACCGTGGCGTTGTAACGACCTACTCATCCTCGCCGAGCAGCCCGGCAGGGTCCGGGCATACAAGCTCGTCAACGAGAAAGGAGAGGGTCCGAACTACGGCGGGATCAAGTATGAGCGAGGACAGACCTACGAGGTAGCCGACGTCGACACGAACGCGGACAACGACTGCGGGCGCGGGATCAACCTCGCGACCCTGCCGTGGTGTGTCAGGGGTTGGCGAGAGGGCTACCGGATACTCATTGCGGAGTTCAGCGCACGAGACATCGCCGCGATTCCGAACTCCGATGGCAAGTTCAGGGTAAGTAAGTGCAAGATCGTCGGTGAGGTCGACCTCGTGAAGCTCGGTCTCGTGAAGGAACTGGAGGTCGCGGTGTGAAGGTCAAGGTTCACCTACGCGTCGCCAAGAACTCGCGTGGGCGGCGACCATTCAAGGTCGTCGCCAGCTCGGAGCCAAACTTGTCCCCGCTATACGACTCACGTGACAGGGTGTTGCCGACGACGGCATTCGCGCTTGTGCTCGACGTACCAGACGAGGAGTTCAAGCGCGCCGAGCAGGTTGTCGCGGAGGTCTCGGTGCCGAGCGGGAAGGTGTCCGTCTGCGCCGAGGTCATTTCGTCGTAGTGATCCATCTACACGCTCACTCGAGCTTCTCGCAGCTCGACGGAGTCGGGTCCTGCGACCACCGCGCGGAGGTCGCCGTTCGTCTCGGACACGCAGCACTCGGGATTTCAGATCACGGGCACATCAACGGAGCCCTAGCGCACCGGAAAGCCTGTGAGAAGCGCGGGCTAATCCCGGTCGTCGGTAGTGAGGTCTACTGGCGCCCCGACCGGCTCGTTCGCGAGAAGGAGCAGAGGTTCAAGAGATGGCACCTCATCCTGATCGCGAAGAATCTGCGCGGGTGGCACAACCTCATCAGGATTACGTCCGCGGCACACGGTGATGGGTTCTACCAGTCACCGTGTGCGGACTGGGATCTCATGGAGCGCTACGGGGAGGGGTTGATCTGCACGACGTCCTGCATTCTCGGGCCGCTTCCGTACCTGATTGAGAACGGCACCGACCGCGAGGTGCGCGATTGGATCGAGCGCGCGCAGAAAATCCACGGCGACGACCTCTACTTCTCGATCATGCCCCACGACATCGACCGGCAGCGCGAGGTCAATTTGGCGATTGTGTCCCTCGCCCGAGAGTACGGGGGGAAGTTGCTCCACGAGAAAGACTCGCACTATCCCGAGCCGGGCTGGGTGGACACGCAGAAAGTAGCGATCCTCACGGGTATCAACCAGACGTTCGCGCAGGCGGAGGAGGTCAACCGCAAGCGGATCGAGGCCGGCGACGAGGTCTACGAGCTCTGGCACGACGGACTGCACCTCTCTGGCGAGGAGGAGGATCGCGAGATGTACGCGCGTCACCACCCCGACCTTCCCGCGGAGGCCGTGGACGAGGCGATCCGCAACACTGACGAGTTGCTCCTCGGGGTTGAGCCGTACCTCATGGACCGCTCTCTCAAGATGCCGCGTGCGGCGAGGGGGGAAAACCAGCGCGAGGTTGTTTTGGGCTGGTGTTGTGAGGGATTACGTGAGATGGGAAGAGAGAACGACCAGGTCTATGAGGAGCGTCTGCGGTACGAGATCGAGGTTGTTGACGCACAGCGGGCCTGGCCGCTTTTGTACTTCGTGGGAGATGTGGTGCGTTGGGCACGCTCGACTGACCCCCTGCCGAAGACTGTTGACGACCCAGATCCGGCCTCGAAGAGTCCGATTCGTCTGAACAGTGGCCGAGGGAGCGCCGCCGCAAGCCTGATCTGCCGAGCGAGTCGGATCACGATGATCGACCCGATCACTCATAAGTTCAAGTTTGAGAGGTTCATGAACCCTGAACGACGTTCGATTCCTGATATTGACATCGACGTGGCGTCGAGTTGTCGTGGGTTACTGAAGGAGTATGTCGCGCGTAAGTACGGCCGTGACTCTGTGGCCGACGTGGTCTCTCAGCAGACGTGGCAGCCGCGCGCCGCGTTGTTGAACGTCACGAAGACGATCTACGGCTACGACCACCAGGCGTTCAAGGAGGTCGCGCGACTCACGCACGAGGACACGGGCGTCATCGACCCGGTCCACGACACCAATCTTGTTGTGTTGCGTGAACGAGAATCGGAGCTTGACTCTTGGGCGACGCGTTGGCCGGACGCGTGGGAACACGCCCGACGGCTCGAGAACGCGGGCGATCCGTCCGTTCTTCGACTGAGTAAGCATGCCGGGGCGGTTGCGGTGTTGCCGGGGGACGTGACTGATTTCATTCCAACGATCCGCGCTAGCGAGGAGGAGGTTGGACAGCGGACGGCATGGGCGGAGACGACTCGCATCTCGATCCAAGAGGAACTAGGGATTGTCAAGGCAGACTTCCTTGCGTTGAAGGGGATGGACCAGCAGCAGATGATCGTGGACATGATCGCCGAGTACGCGGGCGAACAGATAGAACTCGATTCTCTTCCTCCCCTCAATGACCCGTACGACGTGGAAGACGATGTTATGTGTCGTTTCCGAGAAGGGACGATGCTCGGCGTGAATCAGTTGCAGGGAGATGGGATCAGTGACTTCTTGCGTCGCGCTGGACCGGAGAACATTGTCGATCTGACTGCGGTAAATGCTCTCTATCGGCCGGGGCCGCTTGGATCCGGCGCACACAATCGCTTCGTCAAACGTAAGCGCGGTGAGGAGAGGGCCGATTACCCCGAGATTCTGCGTCCGATCTTGGAGGATACCTATTTCACGATCTCGTTCCAAGAGCAGGTGATGTCGTTATTCGAGGTGCTGGTCGGATACACGCCCGGTCAGGCTGATGACATCCGAAAGATCATCGCGAAGCTCTACCGTGACAAGGGAGACCTCGCTGAGCAGAAGCTCGCTGAGCACAAGACGCGTTTTATCGACGGAGCGACGGAGAAGCTCGGAGACGAGTGGGCGCAGCGATTGTGGGAGGAGATCCTTCCGTTCACTGCTTACTCATTCAATCGTCCTCACGCCGGGTCCTACATGATCCAGTCGTATCAGGACGCGTGGCTGAAGCAGCACTACCCGCTGTTCTTCTACGCGGTGCTCTTGACGATGGAGGAGAAGAAGGCGCAGCTCATCCTGCGCGAGGCCCGCGCGTTCGACGTGTCGGTGCTGCCTCCGGACGTGAACGTCTCGGGGGACGGGTTCACCGTGGACCACGAGGTCGAGGCCGTGCGCTACGGCTTGCGCGGGATCAAGGGGATCGGGGAGGCCGTCGCTAAGCAGGTCGTCGAGGATCGGCCGTTCGAGGGCCTGCACGACTTCACCCAGCGCAGCTCGCGTAAGTACAGCAAGGTCAACAAGAAGGCGCGGGAGATCCTGACCAAGGTCGGCGCGTTGGACCGATTCGGCGCGCGAAACGACGGTCAGGTCGCGTGGATCTCGGACGCCGGCGAACTCGTGCTCTGGGACTCTGGCTTGCGCGCCAGGTGCGAGAGCGAGCTGCTGGGCATCACCCTCGAGCCGGGAGGGATCCTCGGAGCTGACGATTCCGAGCTCGTACGCGAAAACATCCACTCCGAGCAGGAGGTGTTCGAGGCGCGCGAGGGCGAGAAGGTAGTCGTAGGAGGGTTCACTTCCGACCTACGCAAGACGAGGGTGAAGCGCGGCAAGCAGACGGGGCGCGAGATGGCGTTCGCGAAGCTCTCGCTCGACCTCGACGAGTGGTCGCTCACTCTGTTCCCCGACTCCTGGGACTCCTGTCGCGAGCTGGTCGAGTCCGGCGAGCCGCTCATGGTTCGTGGTCGCGTCGACGAGAACGCGAAGATCATCGTGACGGGTGCGATGCCGATGGCGGAATTCCTAGTCGAGGTCAAGTCTCCGCAGGCGGTCGCGGCGTGAAGACCGAGATTTATCAGGGTGGTCGTTATGTCGGTACACGTGACCTTCCGCGGGTCGAGGACCCCATGATCGAGTTGATGCTTGAGCTCTATCCCTGGCTTCCGGTGGGAGTCTCGTTGCTGAGTCGTTGTCGCCAGAACAAGGTTTGGACGACGCGAGAGGGCGAGACGATTAGGGTCTCAAAGATAGGCAAGAGTCACGCGCAGAACCTCGTGCGGTGGTTGGAGAAGCGTGCCGTGATGATCCACAAGGCCGCGTCTATCTGCGCGTGGATCGACCTAGATAGACACGACGGCGGTGAGGCGGCCCACGACTCGATCGAGGAGGAGGCGTGTCGGCTAGAGGAGACTGATCCGCTTGAGTTTCTGCGTGCGCTCCCTCTCTACGTCAAGGTCCTGGAGAAGTCGGTGTGAGGCGTCACTGTGTTGAGTGCGGAGGGGCGGTGTTAGAGGACGGTGGGCGCGCGTTGCATGGCGGACTGATCTGCGGTGACTGCACGAATCAGGACATAAGCGTTGATCGTTATGTCTTCAAGATGACTCGACGGTATCGGGCACGTCATCGCTTGATGCGCGCGGCGTCGTGGTTGCCTGACATCGTGATCCGGGTTGGAGAACGGATTTGGCCGACTGACCTGGTGACGCTCGAGGGCTTCTGGTTCGACGCCTCGTACTGGAAGTGGTGTCGTCGCGATCAGAGGAAGAATCGTGCCGATCAATCCTGAACTTCTCGAGGAAGACCTGAAGGTTCTCCGAAAGAAGTACGGCGCGGACTCGTTCCACCGTGGCTCCGAGCAGCCCGAGGTAAGACGTCTCGTGCTCGACTCTCCAGCGTTGAACCGGGTCACCGGAGGAGGAATCCCGCTGGGCCGGATCACGAGACTTTGGGGGATGCCAGGTGCGAGCAAGTCGCATATCGGCTGGGAGATTGTACGCGCTGCCCAGAGATTGGAGATGGGGTGTGCCTATTGGAACATCGAGAAGCAGTTCGACGAGCTCCACTGTCGGGTCCACCTGGGCATCGACACGAAGAAGTTGTTCATCGGGCAGGTGAACACCATCGAGGACCTGACCGAGGAGATGGAGCTGATGATGCGTTCCATTCAGGTCCACGTCGTCGACTCGACCAGCTTCGCGACCTCCCGCGAGGAACTGGCCGCCGACGTGGGCGACTGGTTCCGTGCTCTCGACGCTCGGGTCTGGAAGAAGTCGATCAAGCGGATCAACGCGCGCATGGACAAGGACGAGCATGTCATCGTTTTGATCTCGCACGCCGGTCAGGACATGCAGACTAAGTCCGAGTACGCGAAGGACGGCGGAGAGGTCGAGTTCGCCTCCTCGATGAGCCTTCACTTTCGCAAGGGGACGTGGCTCTACTACCACCCCGACGGGCGCCTCGACAAGGCGGAGAAGATCAAGGAGGACGCGGGGCTGTCGCCGTCGGGGCAGAAGGAGGCCGACGGTTTCGAGGTCACCGTCAGGGTAAATAAGTGTGTTTCAGGCGATACGTGGGTTCATACGATCAACGGCCTCGTAAGAGCTAGGGACTTGGACGGCGAAGTGTTGACGTTGTCTGAAGGTGGGATCTATCGGTCCGCTGTCTGGTCTTACGAGGGTGAAGCTGAGCTCTATCGTGTCTTATTCTCGACGGGTGACGAGGTGTTAGCTACTCCTAATCACGAATGGGTCACGAGCCTTCGTCATCATGGAGTTCGGCAACGCTGCCTTACGGTTGATTTAGTTGGAAAGAGTATCCCATATCAACCGATCAGAGACTTTGCATATGACGAAGAAGAATACGAAGAAGGGGTTCGGCATGGGATGACATTTGGTGACGGCACCGCGCAGGTTAGTTCTGCTCGATTGGATCAGTTCATCCCCGATGATCGAGAAGTGATGGACCGTTTCTTTTCGATCCCACGACCAGATGCTCATTTCAACTCGCTTACGGTTCCGCATGAAATCAAGAGCTCTGGTGCCTATCGAGTTGGTGGTTTGCCGCTTGAATGGCGATCTCTTCCTTCTTTGGACGAACCGCAGTCGTATCTACGGGGCTTTGTTGCGGGATTGTTAGAGGCGGATGGGCATGTAAATCGGAAAGGTGGAATCTATATCTATTGTGCCGATGAGGTAGTGCTGGAGGATGTTCGGTTGATTGCTCAGGCTGCGGGGTTCTCGACTGGCCGCATTACCTCATCATCGATGATGACGACTGGTGGTCATCTTGCAAAACGTTGGGGCGATCCAAAATATCCGCGAGAGATCAAGAGGACGATTTATACGCTCCCATTGGGAAAGCGCTCGTTCTTCACGACGGTCGGTGTTATTGATGATCGACTTGTCCTCAAGCGTGGACACAGATTCAACCTAAGGGTGTCTGGACCTCCAAAGATGGATCTATATGCCCGAGTTGTCGCTGTCGAGAGGGCTGACCGAGTTGAGTCTGTCTACTGCTGTAGCGAGCCGCAAACCCACACTTGGGTTCTTGGTAATGGGCTACTCACCGGGAACTCACGCGTTTGCAGACCTTTCCGTGTCGCGAAGATGCGGCTCGACCTTCACACCTTCCAGTTCGACACGGCCTTCGAGCTACTCGACGCGGCGACGTTCTTCGACCACGACGGGGAGCCGTCGCACCGCTCTAAGCGGCCGTCGATCGTGCAGCGGACAGGCGAACGGTCCTCATGGTTTCTCTTGCCAACTGGGAAGAAGGTTCAAGGAGAACGAAAGGTACGAGAAGAAATTACGACCGATGACGAGTTGGCCGCGACGATCCGTCGCGCGATGCTCGGCGGCTGGTGAGCGATGAGACTTGGTCCGGTCGCGGTACATCTTCGCGAGGGCAGCAGGAAGGAACCTCGCGCTCGATTCAGCATCTACTTCATGCCTCGCAGACGGGGGTTCTCTGGGCGTCGACGTGACGGCAGTATGTGGGTGCGACTGCGCTACCGCGCGTCCGACGGCAGCGTCTTGAAGCTGCGGCACGGGTGTCGACGGACCTCGCGGCATATCCTCGTGTGGCACGGACGCGACGACGCCGCATAGCGCCGAGCTACTAGCTATACTTCCTAGTATGGGTATGAGTGCTAGGCGAGGCCAGCAACTCGCGACGGCGGGCTGACGGATCGGACTCTCGAGGATCGCACTCTGGGGTGCAGACGTCGAGGTCAGCCTCGTCGAGCCACTGCTGATCCGCGCCTACCAGCGCGAGGCTGAGAGGGAGTGGCACGGGGACGGCGACGACTCTCCGCACGGGAATCGTTGGTCAACCAGTTTTCACGCCTCGAGCTTCCCCGGCGACGATCCGCTCGCCTGCGGCCGACTGGCGCTCTACGGGCTGATGGACCTCCCCGACGACAAGCCGCGCGAGCCGTTCCTCTCCACGCTGTTCGACTACGGATCCGACCTGGAGCACCACTGGGTCCGTCGTCTTCACGCCGAGGGCGTGCTCCTCAGCAAGTCGCCGGCGGTGGGGGACGACTACCAGACGGTCTTCCTCGACTCCGAGCACTGGCTGTCTGGCGCCTCGGACGCGATCATCCTGCCGCCGTTCTGGCGTAAATCACATTGTTGTGAGGTCAAGACTACGGGGGCGGACAAGATTTCCGCGATGAAGGCGAACCGTGACGACACGCCGTTCTCGCATCAGAAGTACCTCCGCCAGCTCAAGACTTACATCGCCCTCACGCACGAGCAGCCGTTCGCGCCGGAGGTGACCTTGTGTAAGGACTCCTGGGCGATCACGCGCGAGTTTCCGATGGGGATGAGGTTCTGCCCCGTCCACCGCTCCTTCGAGTGCGAGGTCGTCGGTCTCAGGCTCGCCCCCCCCGACGACGGCACGCTGATCTACAGCTCGCGCGACGATCCGCTGACCACCGTCTCCTACTACGTCGAGTACGACCCCGAGTTCATGGCGGCCGGTCGCGCGAGGCTCGCTGAGTGGCGCGGCTACTACGAGCGCGGGGAGATTCCGCCGCACCCACTGGAGGGACAGAGCAAGAAGTGGAACGTCTCACCTTGCCGTTTTTGCGGAATGAAGGCGAAGGCGTGTAAGCCCGACTACACCGGCAAGGTGACGAGTCTCGCTGAGTCCCACGGAGTTGAGCACGCTGAGCACGTCCGAGGTCACTACGACTACGACGCACAGCGCGCGTCCGTGCTTGACAGGTGGCACGTCGCGGACGCGCTACTTGTAGAGGAGGCTGCGTGAAGTCTCACCGCGAGAGACGACGTTGGAGGCGAGCGCACCATCTCGGTCGTGCGTCGAGGATGAGGGCCGACACGCTGCAGCGTCAGGAGATCGCGCGTCTTCGCGCCCTGTATCTAGAGACCGGCGAGAGAGCGATCCTCGGTCAGGTGGGGATCCTTGAGGACGAGCTAGACCGTTCGCGGCCGATGCCAACGCGGTTTCCGTCATGAGCCTCCTCGACCGTCTCGTGATCGAGGGCGACTGCATCGAGGTCATGCGCGGGATGGACGAGAGCTCGGTCGACGCGGTCGTCTGCGACCCGCCTTACGGCTTGGGTTCCGAGCCGGACATTGAGGAGGTTCTTCGTCACTGGTTAGCTGGTGACGACTATGAGCATCGCGGCGGAGGCTTCATGGGGAAGTCCTGGGACAGTTTCGTGCCCGGTCCGTCGGCGTGGCGCGAGTGCTTTCGCGTACTGAAGCCCGGCGGTCACATGCTCGTCTTCGCCGGGACTCGCACCGCAGACTTGATGGGCGTCTCGATCCGATTCGCCGGGTTTGAGGAGCGGGACTGCGTTGCATGGATTTACGGCAGCGGATTTCCGAAAAGTCTGAATGTGGCGAAGGCCATCGACAAGGCCGCGCGTGGCGTTCCGCAGGGTAGTTCCGACCCGACGAGCGCCAACCACGGTAAGTACAAGACACAGCTGACGGAAGGGAAACGGACAGCGGGCGATAAAGGTCAGGGATTCGGGGCTGGGCCGGGACAGTTCATGGTCGGCGAGGGTGAGCAGGAAGAACGTGAGCTAGTTCCTGAGGCTCAGGTTTGGAGCGGGTTTGGGACCGCTCTCAAGCCAGCGTACGAGCCGATCATCGTCGCGCGAAAGCCACTGGGCGAGAAGAACGTCGCGGCAAACGTCCTAAGGCACGGAACCGGGGCGTTGAACATCGACGGTTGCCGTCTCGGCTATCAGAGTGTTGCAGATCAAGCCTCTGCGATCCCACAAGGGCGTGTCACGGCGAAGTCTGGTGCGTTGGCTGGGAGCACGCAGAATAGCCGCGAGCGTACTGAGTTCCAGGCGTCCAACGACGGGGGACGCTGGCCCGCGAACGTCGCCCTGACCCATCACCCCGACTGCGAGTCGGTTGGTACTAGGGTCGTCAAGGGTGATCCGCGTCAGGTCGGTGACGGGAAGCGAGACTCGGGATTCGTGGACGTCGGTTCCAGCCTCGGCTCCGGCGAGCCGAACGCGCCGGTTTACGGAGATGCGGAGGTGGAAGTCTTCGAGTGTCACTCGGACTGTCCGGTTCGTCTACTAGACGAGCAGACGGTCAAGCTCAAGGGTGGCGGCGATCTGTCCGGCGAGGAGCCGTCGAAGAGCTTCTCCGGCGAGGTCTACGGGGACGGTCGCCGTAGACCAGCGTGGCAGTCGTACGGAGACTCTGGCGGCGCGAGTCGTTTCTTTTACTGCTCTAAGGCGTCCTCGAAGGAGCGCAACGACGGGTTGGATCACCTGCCGCTGTTGCCGAGCGGAATGGTCAGCGAGACGAGCGGTCAGCACGTCACCAGGAGAGACGGCAACGCTCCGGGACCGAAGCCGAATAACCACCCGACGGTGAAACCAGTCGCGCTGATGCGCTGGCTTGTGCGGTTAGTGACCCCCCCCGGTGGCTTAGTCCTAGACCCATTCGCTGGCTCCGGTACGACTGGGGTCGCAGTCGTGCTTGAAGGCTTCCGCTTCGTCGGTGTGGAGCAGGACGAGGGCTATTGCCGGATAGCTCGCGTCCGGATCGAGTACGCCGCGGCGCAGCTAGCTAAGAGAGAGGAGATTACGGCGTGAGCGCGACGACCATCGACGTAGGCGAGGTTCCGGACCTCAACGAGCAGCAGGTCGAGGCGATCCTGTCCGAAGCCCTAGCAGCAAATTACTTCGAGCTCGACGTAGACGGCCAGCTGCCGCGCGATTCGAGGGACCGGCTGGCAGCAGCTAGCGAGCTGATTCGCCAGAGCCGACTTTCGTATGCCGTCGGCAACAGGTCGGCCGGCGTGATGTCCCTGCTCTTCATCGCCGAGGTCGATCAGAACCCTCGGCCACCAACTGAACCAGACACAGGAGGAGACGACGTGACCGCCACAGAGGTAGACCTCACCAAGCAGCCGGACGAGGCGCTCCGGAAGTTCGAGGAGACGCTACTGAACTACGAGCCTCGGACCCAGGAGGTCGAGGAGAACATCGAGGTGGTCAGGGCGGAGATGCGGCGGCGCGGGATGGAGGTCGTCGCGGCTCCGGAATCCAACGGCCATGCGGAGGTCGCGCAGGATGGCGTGTCGGAGGAACTCGCGCCTCCCTCAGACGAGCGCAAGGCGCTCGAGGACCGGCTCACGTTCTCCGCGATGCGAGCGCACAAGCTCGACCCCTCGCAGATTCCCTCGCTCAGCGACGAGGAGTTGCGCTGGGTCGTGGAGCATCCCGGCGGCGAGGTGCAGGAGACGCCGACGGACGATGGCGTCGAAACACCAGAGTCGGAGGGTCAGACGGTCGAGACGACGCGGATGGTCGTCGACCGACAGCCCGAGCCGCAGGCTCCCGCATCGAAGTCCGGCGACGTGTTGGATGGGATCACCCCCGAGCGCGAGGAACTGGAGTCGCAGGTCTCCGGATCGATGCTGAAGGCGTTCGGACGAGGGAGGGTCGACGTCCCGTCCATCGGTGACGAGGAGCTTCGGTTCATGGTCGAGAACCCGGAAGGGCGTGTGACGCAGGAGCAGCTTCTTGCCGCGCGGGCACTGGATGAGGGGACGGCGACCACCGAGAAGGTAACCGAGCACCAGCTGGACGAGACCAGCGAGGGTGAGCAGACGACCGTCGCTGAGCAGCGCGAGGAGCCAGAGGTTCCTGATCGCGCCGAGAAGATCGGTGAGCCTGCGTCAACAGCGGAGCAGCAGTCGAAGCGCATGACCGCAACCCGGGCGACGAGCCAGGAGCTACCGCAGAACCCGGCCGCGGAGGTCATCGACCGCGAGCACTTCCCGGTACCGCCGGAGATCGACGAGCGTCCTCCTCGGCTGCCGTTCGACATGTCCAAGTGCTCGGACGACGACGTGCGCTCGCACCACGCGCGGTTCCACGCCTGCCACAGCCGCGCGAATTTCGTGGTGGGGCTGTGGGAGGGCGAGCATCGTGACGTGGTGAAGTTGCGGAAAGGGCGAGAGGTCGAGGTCGCCAACTCCCTACCGTCGAAGGATCCGGAGGACTCCCGCAAGCGCCTCACCGACGCTCAACGTGAGGCGATGGTCGCCGCCGATCTCGAGGTCGTCGCGCTGAAGGAGCGCGAACATGAGATCGAGCGCGTGCTGCGCCAGCTCACGACGCTCCGCGACGGCTACTCACGTGACGTGTCGGCCTGCTCGCGTCAATGGGCTATGCGCCATAAGGAGCTGGAGGGCGCTGGTGGCCTGCGATGAGGACACCGTCGATACCGCTGTACGTGACCCGCAAGACGGCCGACGGCTACACGGGGTCATACAACGTGCCCGCATGGATGACGATCTTGGCGATGAGGCTCCTCTGGCTCAATGTCGTCGCTTGGAGCCTGATCGGACTCTACGTCGCGGTGAAGACCGTCACGTGATCTCGCTCGACTGGTTCGCGGTCTTTCACAAGTCGCGCAACTCGCCTCGTCACCAGGGGTTCGGGCGCGTCCACGACGGACTGTTTTTGGTCTGCGCGGAGGACGCCGAGGCGGCGCGGAGGGTCGTCTCCGACCAGATGGCTACCGCCTTCAACGACGCCGTTGTGGTCCCGCTCGTAATGCGCTCGAGGGAGGGCCTCGCGCTGGAGTTCTGGTATGAGGCGCCGACCAAGCCGAGGCTGGCGGCGTGAGCGGCGTGAGCCTGCTGGTCGAGGCCATTGAGGCGCTGAACAGGCGCAAGCTGTCGGTCGATGAGCGCTCTGGAGAGACGCTCACCGACATGGGACGGATGCTGCCTGTGTTCGTCGGGACCGATGTGGATCCACACGAGGTCTCCGACCTAGCGATGCAGTTCGCCTACAAGGTCATGGCAGCGACGGTGGAGCAGGACGTCGACGCCGTCGGGACCATCGCCGGCCTGTGGATCGACGGGATTCTCGTCGGCCAGATCATGGCGGAGAAGCGGGCGAGGAGGGAGGCGTGCGCGTAGCTACCGTCGCGTTCGACGAGGAGGCGTGCGGCTTCTACCGCGTCGACGGCCCGGCTGGGATCCTCGTGGCCCACGGGGAGGTCGAGGTCGTGTCTCAGCCGACGCTGAGGTTCACGGTCTCGCGGTCGTCGGGCCTCGTAGTGGGCGTCGAGGACGCGCCTGAGGTCGACGTGCTGGTCCTCCAGCGCCCGGTGGATGCGCGCCTTGTCGACTCAATCCCCTATTACCAGGCGTCCGGGATCGCGGTAGTGGTGGAACTGGACGACGACCTCGAGCACCTACCTCCCCTCCATTCCCAGCACGTCTTCTATCAGCCGCGAACGAACCCGACCTGCAACTGGAGGCACCTGCGACGCGCGTGTCGGCTGGCTGACCTCGTCACGGTGTCCGCTCCGGTCCTACGGCGATACGCGCCGGAGCACTCCGTCGTCCTGCCGAACTTCGTCCCCTCGCGGCTCCTCGGTGTGGAGGTCGAGCGCGACGGTCTCACGGTCGGATGGGGAGGGAACCTGCTTGTCCATCACGACGACCTCGACGTCACCCGCGGCGGCGTCGGAAAGGCGGTCCGTGAGCGTGGGGCGCGATTTCTCGTCGTGGGTCCGGGGGAGGACGTTCAGCGGAGGCTCGGACTAGACGGCGAGCCGGAGGCGACCGGCGTCGTCTCCTTCTCCGACTACGCGACGGCGGTGGCTCGGCTCGACGTCGGGATTGCCCCGCTCGCCTCGAACGTCTTCAACTCAGCGAAGTCGCGAATCAAACCGCTCGAGTACGCGGCGCTCGGCGTTGTGCCCGTCGCCTCGGGTCTACCCGAGTACCGCGCCCTAGCCTCCTACCTTGACTTTCGGGTGGTCGAGGACCGCGGTCGTAGCTGGCGTAGGGAGGTACACGCTGCTCTCGATATGGTGCAGCACGGCTACGGGGAGGAGCTGCGCGAGCGAGTTCGCGAGAGCTTTGTGCTCGAGGACAACGCGTGGCGTTGGCTTGAGGCTTGGGAACTCGCTCGTGAGAACCACGGTAAGCAACACGTCGCGAGGGTCGCGTGATGTTGCTCTCTTGGCGCGAGATCAGCGTCGGCGACGGGCGACCGATCTCCACCTCACTGACGGAGGCCGAGACGTGTGAGTTACGCTCTCTAGCGGTCGACGGGAGGGTCGTCGAGGTCGGCTCGGCGTACGGCTATAGCTCGGTCGTGATGGGACAGGTTGCCGAGCACGTGTTCGCGATCGACCCCCACGGTGGCTTCGGGTCTTTGGCCGGCGACTCGCTTGCCCATCTGCGCGCGAACCTCGCCGCCTACGATCTGTCCCACAAAGTCAGCGTCGTGGTCGCTCGCAGCGCGGAAGTCCTGAGCGGCCTCTGTCGCGCTGGTGCCTTATTCGACCTAGTGTTCGTCGACGGCGACCACCGTAAGGACTCGGTGCGTCGGGACGTCGAGCTCGCATGGTGGGTGCTCACGGACGGAGGGGCGCTCGCTTGTCACGACTACCGTGAGGAGAGCTGCGATGGCGTCGAGGCGGCGCTAGACGCGCTCTTCCCCGAAGGTCCGAGTCGGTTGGTCGACACGCTCTGGGTGAAGACGCGGTGATCCACCTCTCGATCATCGTCGCGTCTTGCGGGCGACCCACTCTCTCGCGGACCATTGAGAGCGCTCGATCACAGATGGTCGATGGCGACGAGATACTCGTTTCAGTCAACTCGGACGCACCCTGGGGGCACGCCGCGCGAAATCAGCTGATGCCGGCGGCTCGCGGGGACGCGCTGTTGTTCATCGACGACGACGACGCCTACGTGGAGGGCGCTCTCGACGTCGTTCGCGCTCGCTTCGCCGAGGTGCCGGACAGGGTGCATGTGTTCCGGATGCGCTATGCGGACGGCCGCGAGCTCTGGCAGTTGCCGGAGGTGGCTTGCGGAAATGTGTCGACCCAGATGGTCATCGCGCCTCGATCGGTTGGACTACTTGGACAGTGGGGATCGCGTTACGAGGGGGACTTCGACTTCATCGCCGCCACGTGTTGGCTACTCGGTCAGCCCCTCTTCCACGAGGACGTCATCGCGCTGGTGAGGCCCGAGTGAAGCTCGTGGGCGTCGACCCCAGTTCTTCCTGCAGCGGGGTCGCCTACATGGACCGCAAGGGTCTCCTCCTGACGGACACCTGGAAGCGTCCTTCCAGCGGTTCCGCTCCAGAGCGTCTCTACCAGTTCCATGAATGGCTCATCGGTTGGCTCAGGCGCGTCGGTGTCCCCGACATGGCCGCCGTCGAGTTCCTTTCCGTTGAGCGTAACGCTCAGAGCACGAGGGTCGTCTCGCATTATCAGAGCGCCGCGGTGCTGGCCTGTAAGCGGCTCGGGGTCGTGGTCGTCGAAGGGCGCGTCAGCACCGCCCGGAAGATCGCGCTCGGCTCCGGCGCGCTGTCCAAGCGCGATGCGTTCGACGCCGTGAAGAGGCTCTACCCCAACCACGACTTCGGGCGGTTTGACAAGGGAGGCAGTGATCGGGCCGACGCCGTTGTGATGGCCCTCGCCGCGAGGACGCTGGCAGAGACCTAGTAGTAGGTGTATAAACTAGGAACGAGAGCGAGTATGCTCTGAGGTTCGTGGCCGCAGAGGAACCCGATGTGCTACCCGCTCGACCGCCATCGGCGTTCGGGTCGCGCCACGCCGCCCTAGGCAAGGACGGTCGCCAGCTGGGGGGTTGTACGACCGAGGACTACCACGATACGTACTGGACTCCCGCGAGACGCGAGGAGCAGCGTCAGAAGATGCTCCAGCTCCACGTCGAGGGGAGGGCTGGCGGTCAGAACGGCTTCCACCGTCGTCGGACCAAGAAGTTCCAGGAGATCGCGGCCGAGCACGCCCAAGAGAAGGCCGACGAGATCATCGAGAAGCTCGACGCGATGATCTTCGGCCAGCACAAGGACAAGCGCCTGCAGCTTGAGGGAATCCGCGAGTACATGCGGATGGAGGACTGGGCCGTCAAGAATGCACGGGAGGACGAGAAGGAGTTCAGGAAACTCTCTGGGACCCAACTCGATAAACGCCTGTTGGAACTGATGGGTGACGCGCTAGGTGTCGACTTCTCCGCCTTCGGCGAGGTCGTGGACGCGGAGGTTGTTCCGGACGACGGTCCCCCACGAATCGAGCCTCCGCCGTCGTTCGACTGTTACGCGTGCGACGCGGAGAAGGACCGCGTGGTCGAGTTGATGCGCGACTCAGGCGTCTCGGATCCGGACCTACTCGCACGCACGGCATCGCTGGCGGCCTGCCCCGAGCACCGAGCCACAGAGGCGCAGGCCGCGTGAGCGCCACCGCTCGACGTCCGGCGACGCAAGAGGAGTTCGATGCGCTGCGCGCGCGGCTGCGTGGACTGTCCCACGAGGCCAAAGTCTCTCTCGCCACGATCACCAAGCCGATCGTCGACAACCGAGGTGAGCGGCAAACGACTCAGGGTGCTCGGGTGCCGCAGACAGACGACGAGCTCCACGCCGCCATCTTGGCCGAGACCGGGTTTGACATCCCGCGGGTCTCTGTCTGTGAGGACCACTGCGCGCCGTTCGACCCGATCGCCGACGGGTTCTTCAACCGCCACAGCGGGATCCTGATCCTGAAGTCGCGCGAGGCCGGCGGGACGCTCAACGTCTCGATCCTCCAGTACATGAAGTGCAAGTTCATCCCGCAGCACGAGGGAGTCACCTTCGGATCTATTCGAGATCAGGCGGAAAAGGCTTTCTCTTACGTCCAGGGGTTCGTGCAGGAGAGGGTGTCAAACGATGACGGATCTGTCACCCGGAGAGTAAAGCCCGAAATCGACGGTGAGCCGCTCCAGAAACGCATCCTATGGAAGATCGGCTCGTTACTATCCATCATCGTAGGTACCGCCTCGGGCGTAAACAGCCCGCACCCCAACACCGTTCACGCCGATGAGGTTGACCTGATGGACGACGACATCCTGGCCGAGTCGGCCAACATGTCCTCCTCAACGCTGCTCCCCGACGGTAGTCGTATCCCGGCGTTGGACGTCGTCACGTCGACTCGTAAGTCGATGCACGGCCCGATGCAGAAGCTCATCGAGGAGACCGAGGAGACCGAACGACAGGGGTACGAGGGGTCATGGAAGCTCTACGCCTACTGCGTGGCAGAGGTGGCCGAGGAGGTTCCTTGTTGCCGCGGCGTGTCCGTTGAGCAGCGCGAGGGACGTCTGCGTGAACTCGGTCGCGATCCCGGGGAACTGTGCTCGTGTGACCGAGTTGTCAAGGGCGAGTGGGCCGAGGACGTCCCGCGCACGCTGGAGTCAGTCTGTCGCGGGCGATTCTTCCGCTCGCGGGGATGGCTGGCCTACGATGACATCAAGCGCAAGTTTCGTAAGAACGCGCAAGCCACTTGGGACGCACAGATGGAGTGTCGACGACCGATGGCGGACGGCCTCTACCTCCCGGGCTGGACGCGCCAGAGGTTCACGACCGTCGGCTGGCAGCCTCGGCCGGAACTCGGACAGGTGTGGCAGTCGGTGGACTGGGGTGGCTCCGCGGTTTCGGCAGTCCTTTGGGTACAAGGACCACTACGTGTGTCTGTGACGATCCAGGGTCCGTCCGGAACCGTGACGGTCATACTCGGCGCGTACGTTGCCTTCGACGAGTTACTGGAGGCCAACGTTGGGGCGACCAAGCTCGCCGACAAGGTCGTCGCCAAGGAGATCGCGTGGCGCAGGCAGATCCCCGGGTTTCGCGTCACCGGACGCTTCGCCGACATGGCCGGGAAGCAGCAGCGCGACGATTGGCGCGAACACACCCCTCCGCTTCGGACTGTCTGGTACCTGCCGAACCGAGACTTCGCCCCGACGGTGAAGACGTTGCAGGATCTCGTCGCGGACAAGCGTTACTGGGTGGACTCGAGGTGCTCTCGTCACATGGACGACGTCGAGTCGTGGCGACAGAAGAACGGCCGCGAGGTCCACGACGAGAGCTCCCACACGATGGCCGCCTCTAGGTACCTACACGCCAATACTGAGACACTCGAGCGGCGCAGACAGCACCAGGCTCCGGGGTCCGGCGCGACGCCGATAGTCGTCCAGCGCGCGCACGACTCGTCCCTCGCCGCCGCGGTGTCCCAGGGAGGCGACCCCTTCGCTGACGAGCGCGCGTGGCGTTCCCGACTAGGCGAGTCATTCGCCGACAGGAGTCCCTATGGCCGTTGACGACAGCAGCCTCGACCAGTCAATAAGCCTGGATCCCGTCCTCACTCAGCGGACGCAGGGACCTTCTCCCGAGGAGGAGCGTGTCGTCGAGACCGAGCGTGACCAGGGCGTCCTTCAGCGGCTTGCTAGAGCCGAGGCGTCGGGACCGACGATCAGGCAGCGGACTCAGTCTGAGATCATCGACCTCTCCCTCCTCCAGAACCAGCTGGGGAACCCCTTCTCCGTCCGCTGGATCCCATTCGAGCAGCTGCGAGAGATGACGACCGACCTCATGCTCGCGTTCGGATGGTGGATGACGATCACGCCGATCGTCCGTGCCGAGTGGAGCATCGCGAGTCCCAACGCCAGACTCGCAGCCGCTGTCGACGAGGCCCTCCGTCCTATCATCGCCGAGACGCTCCTAGCCTTCAGCAACTCGCTCTGGTACGGGCACCAGCCGGCCGTCAAGCGGTTCCGGCTCGGGAAGCTCGGGGGCACTTACCGCGATCCGAACTCTGAGGACTCGGACAAGGACATCCCGGTCTGGGACTCGTCGGCCGACGCGTTGCTCTGGAGACCTCCGGCGACGCTCAACCCCTCCCACTGTCTCCCGCAGTGGGACGAGGACGGCCAAATGGTCGGGTTCAAGTTTTCGCAGACTCCGATCCCTCATAACGACCTCATTTCGGCCGCCAGCGCCTACGGGTACATGGTCATCCCGGGTCACTTCATCGGGCCGGACTATGCGCTCTGGCTCACGAACGAAGAATCCCTAAATTTCGGATCATGCTTTGGGGCTGCTAGGACGAAAAGGGCCTATCCCTTCTGGTGGAGCTTCTGGTTCAGGTGGCGACTCGCGGACCGCAGCTATGAGAACCTCGCCGATCCTCCGAAGGTCGTCTACTACCCGGTGGACTTCGACCAGTACATCGACCCGGATGACCCCGACCAGGAGAACCCGATGGTCAAGCGAGCGCGACAGACAGCGCTCGACCTCGGGAACCAGACACGCTCTGGGGCGACGCTCGCGGTTCCGGGATCACTGGCCGAGACGAGCGACGGCCATGTGACGACGATGCGTAAGTGGGATATCGGCTACCTCGACGGCAAGAACAACTTCTCCGAGCTCGATGCAACATTCAAGCTACTTGATGTTTACAAGCTGAGATCGTGGTTTATCCCTGAGCAATCCATGATCGAGGGAACCGGGTCAAGGACAGCCGGAGGTTCCTCTGGCGGCACTGGTGGTGCGCGGATGGCGACCCAACTCGGGCAAGTCTACGAGGAGAGCCAGCAGCTCCTCGTGAACTACTACGACTCGATCATCAACGAGTACATGATCCCGCAGTTCATCGCGGCGAACTTCCCCGAGTTGGTGGGGACTCCGTGTAAGAAGGTCTCGCGCTCGCTCGGTGTGCTCGATGAGCAGACGCGCAGCCAGGTCTTCCAGCTCATCGGTCAGGTCCGCGGCGAGGTTCTCCCCGTTGACGTTCGCGCGCTGCTCGAGCAGATGAACATCCCGCTTCTCAATGAGATGCAGTTGAAGAAGGAAGTCCAGCAGATATCGGAGCTCGCAGCGCTCATGGGACCGCCCGTGCAGGATCCGGAGAAGGTCGGCACCCAGGGCTACAACGCCGGCGTCGTCAAGACTGCGCGAGGAAATCAGTACGCGCAGCCCCCGCAGCGCATTGTGCTCGCCGAGTCCGACGGGTTCATGAACTCGCTCCCCGACACCCCGCACTATCGGGACGCGGGCGTCAGGTCACGCGTGGTCAGGCTGAGACGACTGCTGCTGGAGCGCTACGAGCAGCAGTACGGCTCGTTCGTGGACTTCCTTCGCGCCCAGCCGACCCTCCACCTGGCTCAGGATCAGCGGCAGAAGACCGGGCTGGACGAGCAGCAGGCGAGTGCCGCGGCGGCGTCGATCGTCGCGCTCTGGTCGTCCTCGCACGCGGCCGGGGCGCCCGGGCACTCGTCTCAGGTCGTCGCGACCGAGGTCGGAGGGCGACTCGCGGACCTCGTGGGAGGGGTGGCGCTGAGCGGCGGCAGGAGCGCGCTAAAGGGGGCGCGCCTGGACGCCGAGGACTTCGGATCCGGCGCGCTGGACCCGTGGGTAAAGGACCGCGTCAAGTTCGCGCTGGACTCGATCGACGGAACCGTGCGAGACGAGTGCCGGTCCTGGCTCGGGGACGAGCTACAGAAGACCGTCGACCCTGCTGCCGTCGCTGACGCCGCCAAGGAGCACTTCCAGGACTTCCCCAAGACGCACGCGGACCGAGCGACTCGTACGGAGACCCGTGACGCGTTCAACCGCGGGACGCTCGAGGCTCTGCACCGCGCCGGGGTCGCGCAGGTGCAGGCAGTGGACGCCTCCGACGGGACCGACGCCACCACCGACGCGGAGTGTCAGGCTCGCCAGGGCCGCGTCTATTCCGTCGAGGACGCGATGGATGTCGACGAGCACCAGAATGGCACGCTCGGCTGGGTCCCGCTCTCGACCGAGAGGCTGTCCGTTGAGCGGGTGCCGGAGCTGCCGGCACACCTCGCGGTGGACGGCCTGCGAGTCGCCTACGACGAGGGTACCGAGACGCTCTACCTGACCGACGACCTAGAGGACGCGCACGAGCGCGCGCTGCTCCTGATGCTGGGAGACCAGCTCAAGCTCTCTTCTTAGGGGGAACCGACTCCTCGAAGTCGGTTGGCTCAAGCTCGTAGGGGCTGAGGTAGTCGTCGTCCTCGCTGACTTCCTCTAGATCCCGCTCTCGAAGCTCGAGCAGTCGTCGGCGTCGCTCGGTCGCGCGGGGCGCCTCATAGAGGGTCGGGAGCTTCTTACGGTGCTGGCGGTGAGTACCCGGCTTCGGGTTCTTGCGCCCTCTCCTGGTGCTTTGTGTCCGACCTTGCGATGTCCCTCGCCCCAACTTGGTCTGCTCAATGGTTCCTCTTCCGTGGTCGAGGTATCCGATACAGGATACATCTTGAGGCAGACCTACTTTAGTTCTAGGAACTGGCTATACTACGCTCTGCCGAATGAGACGAGTCCTAGCCCTCTCGCTACTCACTGTCGCCGTCACAGGTTGCGGCGGTTCCCACAAGACGACGATCAAGCGGGTGCCGGACGTCGTCTCTGGCGCCGCTGACGCTGCCTGTCCGCAGGCTGCGGCTGGTCATGGCGCGATGGGCGTGTGCGCGCCGAAGCCGCGGCTCGGACTCACGGCTCCGCGCTCGACGACCTCGGGCGGCCCGGTATACCAGGACCTGTCCAACAACGATCCGTGCTACTGCGGGGCCGCGATCAAGCAGCGCGGACAGGTGGGGCTGATCGTCAAGGCGAACCAGGGCGTCGGGTTCATCGACTCCACCGCCGTCGGCATGGTGGCCTCCGCGCGTGCGGCTGGGCTCGCGGTTGGCGAGTACGACTTTGACCAGGACTACACGGTCAGCGAGGCGCAGGTGTTCGTCGCGCGCCTGCAAGCCGCTGGGATCGGCCCGTCCACGCCCAACACGTTCCCCGCCTATCTCGATGTCGAGTACGGCAACTTCAGCTATGGCGGGCTGCTCGCGCAGATCGCTTATCTCCGCTCCAAGGGCTACCGCGTCGGCATCTACACGGGCGACTGGTACTGGGGTCCGCACGCGGGCTGCCAGTGGCCGTCCGGCCTGGTGTCGGCATGGCTGTCGGGATATCCGAATGCTCCGGTGCCGTGCGGGACGACGGGCTACAACGCGCACCAGTTCACCTCGACGCCGATCGACCTGAGCGTCTATCTCGGCTCGCTCGACCAGTTCCACGCGTTCGTCCATGCCACGCCGCCCGGACCGTCGCCAGCACTGACCCGCACACGGATCGCCGAGCGCGGCGGATCGCTGCACGCCTACTACCTCCACGGCTGCCGCCAGCCCGTCCTCACCAGCGGGACATGCGGGCAGCTCGCGTGGCGCGTCGACCATTTCCAGAAGCTCGTCGACACCGCGCACGGCTACTACCCGCGATGCTTCGGCAAGCGCCGGAACCTTGGGGCGGCTGAGTGTCAGATCATCCGGCCGGCTGTAGCGGTCTGGACGGGTGCGGCGAAGGCCAGCTATCACGCGATGGTCAGCCGACTCCATTGCGTGCCGCCACCGCAAGGCGTTCCTCTACCTGCTCGGTGCAGGTCGCCGTGGAATCGGTACCTCTACTTCCAGGGACGCATCAACCACACGCTTGCGACGAGTCGGTTGTAGCGATGACCGAGCAGTCGTTCGTTCTCTACACCTACCAGCAGATTCCGGATTCCGGGGCTGAGGGCGGCTTCCGGCTCGATTGCCATGCCTACGGTCCCACGAGTGAGGCGTCGGCACAGGTCATTGGTCAGAACCTTGAACAGTCCGCCTCGTCTGCGAACGAGAAGCCGCTCGGGTTCATGGTGCTCTTGATTGAGGCGCTGAGCACCCAGCACCCGACACCCTCCTCAGCATCGTGGGTCGTCTATCGCGGCGAGCAGGTGTTCCAAGCTGCGCCGCAATACCACGCCTACCTCACGAGTGACCCTGCCGCTGGTGATGCCCTCGGCACAGCGTGGCAGGCAGCCGGGCAGGCGAGCAACTTCATGGTCCTCCCGCTGGAGGCGACCCCAGCGTGACCGTCCTCGGTGCGATCTTCATCTTCTCCTTTGTGTCGTTGCGCGTAGGTGTCGCGACCTCACCCGACCACTCCTTCCACGGGTCGCTAGCCAACCTGACGATCCTCGGCATCTTCGTCACCGGACTAGCGCCGGCGGTCAACGCGCTGTGAGCATCGCACCCGCCGTCATCCGTATTCAGATCCCCGAGCTCGTCGTCCCCGGCAAGCCGCTGGGTCGCCACATTCACATCGACTCGCGCTCGGCGAACTTTCCGGCCGAGACGGCGACGGCGACGGCGCTCGTCTCAGTTCGCCACGTATCCGCCGGGCTGCCGCTCAGCCAGGCTCGCGGCTCCTGCACCGCCGAGTCGGTGTGCGGTGCGCTGAATTGCCTGCCGCACTTCGGTACAGGCGCCCGCGGCCAGGCGCCGCTCGTTCAGCCTGATGCCGACCATCTTTACGACGAGGAGATCGTGCTCGAAGGCGGCAACCCCGCGACCGACGACCCGGGCGGTTCGGGCACCGAGGTCTGCCAGGCGGCCAAGAACGCCGGGATGCTTCGCGCCTATCAGCACGCAGCTGACATCCACCAGGCTCTGGCCGCGCTGGTGTTGCGCCCCGTCATCACAGGCATCAACTGGTTCACGTCATTCGACTCGCCCGACGCCTCGGGTCTCGTGACGATCGCCAAGGGCGCGACGGTCCGCGGCGGCCACGAGATCGTCGCCAACGAGATCGACGTGCTCAACGAGCTGGTGTGGTTCCCGAACTCGTGGGGCGCGGGCTACGGAGTGGCGCGCGCCGAGATTCCCGGCGGCTGCTTCTGCATGAGCTTCGCCACCTGGGAGACGCTGCTCGGCCAAGGCGGGGACGTGACTGTCCCACGCACGGCGCATGGCTGGCACGCGTGATGAGCACTACCGTCCCGCTCTCTCGTGCGCTGATCGACGACCAGTGGGACCGCATACGCCGTAGCGGTCTGACGTTGTCTCTCGACGGCCACCAGCGCTGCGTGATTCGTGACAGAGATGGGCGTGTCGGCATCGGTCGTAGTCCGGCGCAGGCCCTAGACGACTACGACGGGAGCAGGTGACCTTCCCGGTGAGTGCCGACGTGGCATTCCTGATTGTGCTTCTCGTCGCTCTTCTGGCTCTGCTGGGGGTCTTCTTTCACCTAATTAGGAACGGCGATTAGATGTCGATTGAGCGGGCGGTCACCCTCCTTACGCCTGTTTTCGCGGCCGTGGCCGCATGGTTGACCGGACTGATCGCGAGCAAGTTTCCCGGTCTCCCGCACCTCGACGCGGCTCAGGTGACAGCTTTGGAGATCGCTGGGTTCGTGGGTGCCGCGAGTGCCGCGATCAAGTGGCTCCACGACAGGCAGAAGTTCGTCAGGACAGCTGACAGCGTCGAGGACATCGTCGCGGAGGTAGTACGGAGGCTGCAGGTGACCCTCGGCCCGGTCGACCTCGAGAAACTGCTCGATTCACACGCAGAGCAGATCGTCGAGCAGGTAGGACAGCTGGTTCATGCTCCGCCATCGGTTGAGGACGTTGTCGAACAGATCGCGGGACGGCTCTCACAAGCGCAGCAGATGGGCCAGACATCGGCGAGTACGGCTACAGCGCCAGCACCGTCCCAGTCACAGATTTCGACTTAGAACTACAGAACGAGAGAGAGGAAGACAGCAGATGAGCTTCGGAACAGGAACACAGCAGGCCGCGGTCCCCGCGGACGAGGTCGACGTGCAGTTCTCGTACAAGGCAGGACACGAGCGCGAGGCGCAGATCCTCGCCGTCATCAAGGACGCCGCCGACGATGTCGCGCGTGCCGTGGGCGGACACGTCGCCGTGAGCGTCTATGGGCACATCAACGAGTACGACGACCAGCCCGGCGACGGCGTCAACATCCAGGTCAACTCGGTCCTTCCTCCGGCGCAGCCCGTAGAGGACGCGGGGCTGGAGGCGGCCGGAGGATCCCCCCGCAACTTCCCGCCCGAGGCGTCCACCGCGGCTCCCGCGACCGAGGACCAGTCCCCCCCTGCCGCACAGGAGCCAGTTCCCCAGGCGGCGCTGAGCGAGCCTCAGGCCGAGTGGGACACGGCCGTAGAGGAGTCTCTCTCGGACCCTACGCCACCAGCGGAGTCGGCTGGCCCGACTGAGCCCGCGGATGTCGATGAAGCGACATCCTCGGCGGTGGACGAGTCGGCGCACGAAGAGAGCGCGACCGTCACCGAGCCTGCGTCTGACGCGTCCCTCCAGGATCCCGCAGACGAGTCGACGCAGGCTGAACCTTCCCCCGAGTCCATCCCGGACTCAGATGTCCCACCGGAACGCCCTCTCGGCGTAGAGGTGCGGGTCGCTGACTCCCCTGCGGAGGTGAGTGAGCCCTCAGCGGTCCCGGAGGATCACCCACCAACCGACGAGCAGCACGCGGCCTAGTCCCACACGACTAACTCAAAGGAGAGGCGTATGACGGCTACGGCTGACAAGCCGGATCTGGCGGAGTTCTACAAGCTGACTCGTCGAGGGAAGCGCAAGCCATGTCTTGTGCGTCCGGTGCTCGACGCGCTCGGCAAGGGTGAGCGAGAGCAGTTTGAGGCCGCATGTCGGGAGGACGCGGGGATCATCAGCAACCAAGCGTTACACCTGTGGCTGGAGTCACACGGTAAGGACCGATGGACTGGCGCTTGGCAGCACGCGTTGTCGCACCGAGACGGGAAGTGCTCCTGTGCCGACGCCTGACGATGGTCTCGAGGAGTTCAAGCAGCTGACGGAGGTCGGAGAGCTACGCGGTACGGTCAGCAAGCTACAGGCACGCCTGCGTCGCGCCGAGACGAAGACCGCCGACTTGGTGCAGGCGGCGCATGATGGCGCGCGAGAAGCGGCGGTGATTCTTGGTAACCCGCCGCCCGTCTCACCTCCTCCTAAGGATCGACGGCGACGCGCCAAGGAGGAGGTCGCGCTTCTGCACCTGTCCGACTGGCAGCTTGGGAAGGTGACCGAGACCTTCAACTCGGAGATCGCCCGAGATCGAGTCAGACAGGTCGCGAACAAGCTCGTCAGGCTGACGGAGATCGAGCGCGCTGACCATCCCGTGAGGGAGTGTCACAACATGCTCGGGGGAGACTTCCCTGAAGGAACCCACATCTTCAAGGGTCAGGCATTCGAGATCGACTCTGGTTTGTTCAAGCAGACATTCAACTGCGTTGGGGCGATCGAGGAACTGGCGCGGATTGAGCTCTCGGTCTTCGAGCGGATTCACATGTGGGAGGTCGATGGGAATCATGGACGCCTCGGGTCGTACGGAGAGGGTCCGCGGGAGGATAACGCTGACCTGTTCACGTACCGGGAAGCACGCGAGCGTCTGGCGGAGTATGAGCGTGCCGGCAGGATCGTCTGGCACCCGCGCGAGCGGTGGTACCAGATCGTCGTGATCGGGAACTACCGGGCGCTACTCGTCCACGGAGATCAGATCAAGCAGTTCGGCGGCAACCTCCCCGCCTTTGGCGTCGCCCGCAAGGTGAACGCTTGGGCCGCTGGTGTCGTCGAGCCGTTCATCGACGTGTACCTCGGGCACTTCCACCAGCCGATGGTGCTCCCGATGGCCGAGGGTCACCGTCGGGCATTCATGAACCCGTCGCTCGAGTCGGGTAGCACATACGCTCAGGAGTTCGTGGCCGCGATCGGCTCGCCGGGACAACGCCTGAACTTCATTGAGCCGCAGAAGGGAATGGTCACCAGCGAGCGGATCGTCTGGGTGAACTGAGGTGCCGCTAAACCCGAAGCAGGCTGCGGCGACGCGCGACATGAAGGCACCGCTCGACCTTCTTGAGCACGCTGCCGATGTCGAGATCGCGCGAGCTATCCACACCGGGGCGGTCAAGTATGGAAAGCAGAACTACAAGAGCATCGGTGCGATTTTCGCTTCGACGTACGGAGCTGCTGTTCGTCGTCATATCGGCGCGTGGTTGAACGGTGAGGATCTCGACCCAGAGAGTGGGCTAAGTCACCTTTCGCACATCGGGGCCAATATTCATGTGCTCTTTGGTGCGATGGAAGCGGGGACATTCCACGATGACCGTGGTCCGCAGCCACCCACACAGGAGCAGGACGAGCGTTCGTCAATGTCGAACGCGCAGCACTCGCGATGACCATCGTCGACCGCCATCTTGTCACCAGCGTCGAGACCTACTGCGGGCACTACCTCGACTACCTCGATCCGCGTGTTGAGCACGTAGAGGTCGCCGATGTGGCGCGTGGACTCGCCAACACTTGCCGGTTCGCTGGGCAGACGGTCAAATATTTCTCGGTCGCAGAGCACGCTGTCTACGTCAGTGAGCGCGTCGTCGAGGCCGGGTACCCCGAGCTCGCGTTCGCCGCGCTGCACCACGACTCGCACGAAGCCTACCTCGGTGACTGGCCGTCTCCGCTCAAGTACGTCTTCGACAGCGAGCTGCTGGAGAAGTTGCGGAACGACATTGACCGTGCCGTCGCTGAGAGGTTTGGCTTTGACCAGGATCTCCTCTACCACCAAGCGGTGAAGGACGCCGATTACCTCCAGCTGCGACGCGAGGCCGCGACCCTCAAGCACTCGCACGGGGTCGGACCACACTGGCGCAATGAGGAAAGCTTCCTGCCGATGGCCGGAACCTGCTGGTCGCCCGACAGAGCCGAGCGCAAGTTCCTCGAGGCGCACGCGCGACTGACTGGTAACCGGATCCACGTGTGAGCACGCTGGATGCCTGACCGAGTCGCGATCCAACGCGGCATGGTCTTCGAGCGCGAGGCGGCAGAGGCGCTGGGCCTGTCCCTAGTCCCCGGATCAGGGAACCAGTGGCACTCACGCAGCGACGCTAGCGGCAGGATCAGGCTCAGCTGCAAGAGCACCACGGGACGACGCACGTGGGGCGAGACACGCTCGCAGATAGTCGAGGCCATTGACATGGCCGCCGGGACGGGCGAGACGCCGGCGCTGGCGGTTGAGGACGCCGACGGCGAGCGGTTCCTCGTGATGCGTCTAGCCGACGCCGCCGTACTGCTAACGGAGGATCCCGCCGTCCTCGGTAAGCCGAGTCGGTCGCGTGCGATCCGCGACTCCGCCGACACTCCTGCTCTGCTCCGAGACGACCACGACCCGGAACAGCGCTAGGGCCGTCCGGGTCGGTGGTACGGGGAGAGGAGACGAGACGGATGCGGGGCGCCTCGAAGCAGGAACTATAGCAGGTAGGGATGGAGTACGGTAGACTGCCCGTAGCTAGCTACAAACACCTTTCCCAAGGGAGAAGCGAATGGCCGTCAGCATCAAAATCGTGAGCAGCGCAGTCTCGGGTGGTGCCGGAAGCGACACCGTGACCGCCAACGACTACGCGAACGCCGCCGCTGCGGTCGCCGCCATCTCCACCGGGTTCCTGCCCGTCACACAGCCTGCGGACGGCGGCAAGGCGCGTAGCATCAACGTCGCGCGCATCGAGCAGATCGTCTCCCTCTGAGGTCCGTGAGCGATGGCCGCTCGCGTAGCTCTTCCGACGGGCGGAAACCCCGCCTCGACCTCGTGCTCGATCTCGTTCGTAGTGGATGGCGTCACCGAGACGCCCCCGGAGGTACTGGGGTGGGCAGTCACGGAGTCCACGGGGTCAGCCGCGGCGAAGATCAGGCTCCACGACGGGGCAGACGCGAGCGGTCCGGAGCTCGCACCCCTGATCGTCCTCGCATCTGGCGGTGAGAGCAGCGAGTTTGTCGAGCAGGGCATCCAGCTGAGCTCCGGGAAGGTCTGGCTCGAGGTCGTCTCGGGCAGCGTCGAGATCAGCGTGTACTGGTAGGAGCGGGACCAGAACCGTGGAAGATAAGCGTTGCTGTCCGAACTGCGGCGTGGATCTTCACCGGAGGCCGTACCTGATGGAGAGCCATCCGGACGCCGAGTGGCCCACGTGGGCCAAGCCTGGTCTGTTATTTCTCCTGTTTCTAGCGTTGGTGGGCGCACTAATGCTGATCTCTCAGGCGTGATTGAGGTGGCACTCACCGCGCTTCATCGGCGGGAGTGCCCGACACACGGCGAACATCTCGGGGCGCGCTGCTCGTCGTGTTGCGCCTCGGGAATTCCTCAAGCGGCCACGACTTCGCCGTCGATTCACCTTCGTCCGGAGCCAGAGTTCCCACTCACCGGAATTGACGCGGCTCGACTCGCCTCCTGGTACTGCAGGTATGCCCTAGACCAACTCGGTGACGATGAGCGCATCTACCACCCCAACGTCCGTACGTTCCTGATCTCCGCGAAGGTCCAGCACGACGCCGTTGAGAGGATGCTGGACCCGGTCAACGACCAAGTCGACCCGAGCGGCGTCAGGCGTCGACAATCACTGCGGGGATCTTCCGCGAGTCTGACGACGGAGCCTGCTCCAGCCACTCCGTAACGGGTAGAGCTCGTAGCGCGATCGGCTTTGGCTGGCCGGGTACGTGCGCTGCTCGTAGCTGTGTCGTCAGAGCAGAACACTCGCGCGAGTGGAACGTCTGTGTCGCCATCGCTACGCCGGGCTGAGGTCCGTTCGGTGTCGGGACCATACCTTCGCCCATCGAGAACAGGACGACGCCCTCGTCCTCGATGATCGCGCCGCACACGCACAGGAGACCATTCTGGGATAGGAGCTGCCTCTTGCCCTCCTCTGCGGCCTCTTTAGCTCCCTTGAGGGCACCGAGGTCGACCGCGCCGGCGGTGGGAGGCTGAGCTGCTCGCTGCATCTTCCGGGAGACACTCACGACGAGGGTCCTGGTACGACGACCCCTCGATCTCCGTTTGAGTGGCGTAGGACCGGACCGTGTACGTCTGAGTCCCAGTCGACGACTTTCGCGCCGGGGTCGTCCTTCGCGATTCGATCAAGAACGAAGTGTTGATCTTCCGTCAGTCTACGATCTTGTGTCTTCACCGTTCTCCTCTTGTGTTGTGGTCATTTGATCTCAGGGATCAGAGCCAGCGGTGCTCAAGTCTGGCTTCGTGGAGTCCTCCGGCGAGCAGCCCGCAGCCGTCAAAGAGTCCGCCAACGGTCAGCGCTCCCATCCAAGTCCATCGTGACGTTGACCAGTTCCTGCGGGTCACAGGCGTTTTGCTCGGGAGGCGCGTGCTCTGTCATCGGCCAAGCCATTCGGGATCGGTGGTCATGCGGCCATCTCCTCGAGCTTGCGCTCCAGCTCGGCGACGCGCTCCTCCAGCGCGGCCTTCTCCGGGTCCACGCAGTCGGGCTGACCCGTAAGGCGGTCGAACGCCTCGGCGGCTCTCACGGCGTCCCGGAAGGACTCCAGCAGCTCGTTCAGCTCGTCAAAGGTCGGCCACCGCTTCATCGGTGCGGGCGCTGGGGGCACGGTCTGAATCGGCGGCTGCGTCCACGGGTACTGATCCGGGCGCGGAATGTAGGGGCCGTAGTTGTCCATCACCCATCGAGACGTTGCACATATCAGGCCCTCCTCGGGCAGAAGCTAAGGTCGCTATGCGCCTGCCGGGTCATGCCCGCATCGCCTGGCGGATCTTGTAGAGACGCTGCCGGCTGAGCCCTAGTCGCTGAGAGAGGACGTGCTGAGGGATCCTCCTTCGCGCTGCTTCGTCGAGGACTCCGACGAGCGCACGATTCGCGTCCAGGTGTGTCCCTCGGATCCGGACTACCTCAGACTCATGACGCGCGGACTCGCCCCTCAGACGCCGCGCGACGTCGCCGATCACCTCGACCCGCGCTCGAGCTACTACCGCCGCGGTCGCTAGGAAGTCTTCGTCGCTTTTACTCACGTCTGTGTTGTTTCGTCGATCACATCACACGCAACTTCAAGCCGTCTGTATCGCGATGCCATGAGGCCATCTCCTTGTCTCCACGTCTTCACGAGATCGCGCGCCGCGCCCACAAGCTCACGAACGTCTTGCGATGTGGCGTAGGGATTGGCAGACGACCGGTCCGAGAGAACACCGCGCAGCGCGCGACGAACGATCGAGCCGAGAGAGCGATCCTCGACCGCTGCGAGGCGCTCGAGGTCGGTGCGCATTGGGCGAGGGATCCGAATCGTGAGCGTCTCGCGCCCCACTGGTTTTGTGTCATGTGTGGAACGGGTAATCCCCATTACTTGCTCCTCTCTCTGAAAAAAGAAGCGCGCGGTGCCTCCCAAGATAACCCCGCCGGGGACTGGTTCGACGAGGTTGTCTGAGCCGCGCGCTTGGGAAGGATCTTACCCTAGCTGTAGCTACTAGTCAAGCAGCTATTGTCGATCTAAGCGGAGACCTTAGTCCAGCGCGAGACGGTCTCCGTGACTTCCTCAGGGCTGACATAGGCGCTCTGGAATCTCACCGGAGGTAGACCGCCGAAACTGAGCAGTCCGTCCCCTCGGCCAAGTAGAGACTCGGCCCCGTTCCGGTCTAGGATCACGCGTGACGCCGTCATGTCCGGTACCGCGAAGCAGACCTTCGTGGGTACGTTCACCCGGATCAGTCCGGTGACGATGTTCGCGGTTGGGTACTGCGTGGCGAGGATCAGGTGGACGCCGGCAGCGCGGCCCTTCTGCGCCAGCCTGACGATCAGCGACTCCACCTCCTTGCGCGAGGTCATCATCAGGTCCGCCAGTTCGTCCACAACCACCAGGACGTACGGGAGCGTGTCTCGGTCGAGTCGAGCGAGCGCATCGTTTCCGTCGGCCCAGTTTCGCGCGCCGAGAGTCTCGAGCAGGCGGTACCTCCTCTCCATGTTCTCGACTACGCCGCGCAACTGACCGACGGCCGTCTCGGTGTCTGACGCGACTGGCGCCGCGAGGTGCGGCAGCCCGTCATAAGAAGCAAATTCGACCCTCTTCGGATCGACCATCACGAGCCGCAGCTTGTTCGGTCCGGCGATGCGCAAGAGGGCGCAAAGAATCGCGTGTAGTTGGACTGACTTACCAGCGCCAGTTTGTCCCGCTATGAGTATGTGTGGGGCGTCCGGGAGGTACGCGATAACAGGCTTGTTATCTACATCGAGGCCGATCGTGGGCGCGAGCGGCCATCCTGCGTCGGGTAGGTCGTCGAGTGTGATAGTTCGGCGGTCCGCACGATCCCACTCGACCGCGAACGCGCTCCTGCCGGGTACCGGCGCGACTATCCGAACGTGGGTAGCGCCGAGTGCGTAGGCCAGGTCATCGGAGCGCGAGAGCTTCCGCGTATCGTGCATCCTGACGCCGTCCCCCGGCTCGAGTTCGGCGCGGGCGACTTGCGGACCCTCCGTCACCGAGAGCAGTGAGCAGGGAACGCCGAGCTCGGCCAGCTTGCCGACGACGCGCTCTGCTTGCTCTTGGGCGGTCATTACAGCCACGACGGCACCTCGTCAATATGGACCTCTTCAACCCTTCCCGTGTGAGGAAACTTCGCGGCGATCTCTCTTGCGCGCGCCTCGCTGGAATAGACGCCGGCAAGATCGCTCCCGCGCTCGTTCGGGTCATCAGCCCATGCAGTGGTCACGATCCAAACTCTCCGACGTCGCAGAAACTTAGCTAGAGGCATCACGCCGAGATCTCCGCTCCGCGCGCCTGACGCGTTGCTGTAGGGCTGTCGCCACGTGAGGTAGGACGATTCGCTCGCTGTCACCCTCCACGAGCGACCAGGAGCCGTGTCGACGGGTAGCCCGGTACGTTCGGCCGTCTGTGGACACGTGCGCTGTCCAGGCTCCCTCGTCGTCCTGACGGACGCAGGTGATCGTGAAGAACCGGCGACCGTTGGCGCTCATGTTCTAGCCTCAGCTAGATCAAACCTGCGACACAGCTCCTCGGCGTAGTCGCGCTCCAACTCTTGGAGTTTGGCTAGCGCGCGTGTGTTCCGTTGGGCGTGCGCTAGCGGTAGCTGTAGCTGGACGATCCCCTGCGCCCGTCGAATCGCCGGGGTAGACATCTCGCGCAGCGCCTCTAGCTCTTGCTCGGTCATCACGCGCTACTCCCGTCGTACCAGCGCCAGCTTTGGAACCCGCGCATGGGTAGAGGGTTCTTGAGCGCGTGCCACACGGGCGAGCGGACAATGTAGTAGCCGCCCGGCCAGAATCCAGAATCATTTTCGGCGCGTCTGACGTCGCCCTCTCCTCGTCGCTCGACACTGAGTACGTCGCACCACCCGCGCACCATTCCGGAGTGGACCATGTAGCAGCGCCGCGGCTTCGTTGCCGGCAGACGCGAGACGCGGTAGTTGATGACGAGTCCGTCGCGCGCTGCGCGCTTGAGCTCGGCCAGATAGGAGTCAAGCGGGCGCGATTGCGGCCAAGTGACGATGACGTCTTGACCTCTCACATCGTCACCTCACGGATCATTACCGCCCAACGGCAATTGTCCACGGCTGCGTAGGTCTCCCTGAGCGACATTGTCCACGCGTGCGAGTGAGGGTGTGGGACGATTCGCTCTCGACCATCCGGTAGTCGCTCTATGACCTCGTAGAGCCTCATGTGACAGGCTCCGAATCGGCCGCGTCGTCTAGCTCGCGCTCACAGATCCCGATCAGCTCTATCGCGTGTTCGAGGCCCGCGACTCCGTCTAGCTCTTTCCGCGGGTAGTCCTGCATGACCTCGTCTACAAAGCTCTTTGCGCGCGAAAGTGTCGCGGCCATCTCCTGCAGCCTGCCGCGTCTCGTCTGTAGGTCGCTCCAGGTGTTCACGACTCACCCGCTGTCACGGAAAGTACCTCTAGCTCGTCGTGGACGACCTCAGCTAGCCCGTCGTTGATCGCCGCGACAAGATCCCCGCCGTACCACTCACGCGGGTTATTCGGCGGCGGAGTCAGGCTCCCGTCATGACTCGCCAACAGCTCATCGTCTATCTCGACCTCTACGGCGAACCTGTAGGTGGTCATCGCTGCTCGCCTTCCTCGTCTGATGGCTCGCCGCCCACTTCCAGGTAGGCGCCGGTTTGCTCGTTGTTCTGGATCTCGACGAGTGTGAGACCGCCATCGTCGACCGCGACGAAATGCTCTCCGTGTCGGTCTAGTGCGCTGAGCGTTGCTGCCCAGTCCTTCAGTTCGCTTACGGCAATCATGCGGACCGACCTCCGTACTTCTCGACGCGGATCTTGCGCCGGCGCATCGTCTCGAGCCGTGCCGAGCTCGTGCGCTTACGATCTTGCCGCGTGTAGACGGCGTCCCTCATCCGTGTCCTCCGTTCGGTTGGTCTCATTCGTGCAGATCGCGACGCTCATCGACATACCCCGATGACTCGCACCTCTCCGGCGACGTCGACGCTGTACTCCATCGTCCGGTGGTCGTGGTAGACCACGAATCGGACGGCGCCAGTGTCAGCGTTCCAACGCTCGGCGCAGTAGTGATCCGGGCCGGAAAGGGTCAGCATCGCGTCCGTCTGGCGCTCGTTCGGATCTCCGGGCGCGCAGACGAGCCAACCGTGCTCTTGGACGCTCATCGCTCACCTCGCCAGATTGCGCGTAGGTTCATCTCGACCGCTTGCGCGGCCATGTAACTCAGCTCGCCGGCGCGTTGCGGCGTGTCTCCAGGTAGCGAGCCGATGTCGTCTGTGACGCCGTTACGCAGGTAACGCAGGAACCTATGCGCGTAGGCGCGCTTCTTGGCGTTGCGAATGCTCGCGACGTACTGCTCTGCTCGCTCCGCGCGTGCAGCTAGGTTGGGCGCGCTCATGACAACCACCTCTCCAACTCAGCCACGCAGGCATCCTCGAACTCGTCCGAGACGCCGAGCTCATAGGCATCGGCCAGTGCGTCGACCGTGTCCGCATCGGGATCGTCGTCGCCCGTGATCTCGCGCGCCAGACTTAGCGGCGTTGGATTGTCCGCGTACTCGCCGGACAAATCAGGTCGCCGGCCAATGACCGAATCCGGGCCGTCATCCTCGATCCGCTGTAGCTTCGCGCGTCGAGACTCGTCCGTATCGTTACCGTCAGTGATCCACGACGCTGCAGCCTTCGCATCCTCAGCGCCGAGCTTGTGTGCCTCAGCGATCCAGCTGTCTAGCGCGATCTTCTCGCGGTGCGCGTGCGCGTCTAGGACGAGCTGAGAGCGCTCCTCCGCGTCATCGAGATCCCGACACGGACCGTGCATCCACTGACCGGACTCGCCGCAGTTCTCGCACCTACGCGGCGCGTCGTCCACGTCAGCCGGCCACGGCGCGACGTGCGCGCAGTGATCGCATACGTAGTAGACCGTCATCGCTCCACCCCACAAGCGCGCAGAAACCGCGAGCGGTCGAAGTTGGGATGTACCCCGCTCAGCTTGTCTGCGAAGCGAGACGCAAGCGCGCGACGCTTAGAGTCCTGCAGGTGAAGCGTGGGGTCGTTCAGTACGCGTGTCATACGTCCACCTCGGCGCGCACGGCGCGCACTTCCTCAAGCGCTTGTGTGAGGCGATCCTCAGCCTCTACAAGCCAACTCGAATCCTTCGCGATCCCCTTGCGACCTAGGCCAATACACGTCTGCGCGATGCGAGCAGCTACGAGCGTCGTACCTAGCCAATCCTTGACTGTCGCGCCGTTCGGCATCTCGTGGCATAGGTCAATCTTGCCTTGGCGTGTCATCGCTCTACCACCCTGCAACCAAAGGTTGCGTGGTGGTCCAGCGTCGCGCGATCAGTTCCCAGAACCCGCGCTGCGTACTCCGCACCACTCTTAGTTCTGAACGCGTCGACCAGTGCGCCGCGCTTGTCCAGTACCGCAAAACCGCGCGGAAAGGTCCCTCTGTCCGTCACTCGATACTCGCTTAGCATTGTCTCCGTCTCCTACTCCGGGAGCGATCCTCAAGCCGCTCACGAGACACAACCTACTAGCGAACTAGCTATCTGTCAAGTACCTAGGCAAGAATATTTACATCGGCGCTCGAGATCCCCAGATTTCGCGCGAGAACTAGCTACCCAACACCCTCATAAGAACACTGACCCTCGAGCCTTCCTAGGAAGCGCGCAGAGTCCCTTCCCAGAATCGCGCGCAATTTGCCGTACTCAGTCCCCTACCTACCCATCCGAAGATGGTCTCCTCAGTTCTCGTCTCACCTCTATATGCCCCCTTGCGTTCCTCTCATGCACGCCCCTCTTGCATCTTCGCCCACACGCACGAGCTCGCCAGCCGAGACCGAGCTCAGCTCCATCGAGCAGTCGACCCAGCCGCGCAGGCAGGGACGATCCCCAGTAACTGCGGGCGATAGCGCAGCTTCAGCCACCCACTAGACCGCCTAACCCACCCCAGGGGGTCGCCGTAGACCACTGCCGGCGTGGGGATAGGGGGGCGGTGATAGCCAGCACCTGAGAGCACACCTGAGCGCTCGATTCCTTCATAAGAAGAGACGTGACGCCTACGTTCTTATGAATTCTTATGAAGAGTCCCGCGGGGTCCCCGACGTCTTCTTATGAAGAGTTCTTATGAACGATGGTTCTTAGGAAGGCGCGACGGGGCACCGCGGGGGCGTTCTTAGGAAGTCTCCTTGACAGGAACTAGGTACGGGAGTAGGATCATCGGCGAGTTGATCGTTTCCTAGGAGAGGGGAGCCGTCTTGCGCGTGATCGAGGTCGAGATGTCGAGGAAGGACGTAGTCGAATCGGCTCGATCGGCGATCCGAGAGGCACGGCAGACTACCCGGTGCTTTTTCTCAACGATGGCTCCGAGGTCGTCGTCCTCGACGAGTGGGGCTTCCCTCCGATCACGGACCAGGAGAGGCCCCCGCTCGTAGAGAGGCGAGACTGATGGCGCACTTCCTCGTCATCCGCTGCGAGTCCTCGAGCGATGCCTTCCGTCTACTCGGGGAGGCGGCCATTGACGCGGCGTTCACAACCCTGCGCGCGTTCTCCGCCGGAGACGGTACCGGGACGAAGATGAGGGCGTGCGCAGAGTCGGTACCAGACCCCGACGTCCTGCTGGCTGAGACCGAGGGAACGCCGGTCACGCGCGAGATGAGCGACAAGGTCTACGAGCACCATCGCCGACTCTCCGAGACTTACCCGGTCCACGTGGTGACCGGGTGAGCGTCGTTCTCGTCGCCACGTGGGTCCTCGCGGTCGTCGTACTAGAGCCGCGTCCTCCATTCTCGGGCTGGACAACGTGAATGACCGCGACTGTCCGCAGTGCGGCGCTCGCGTGGTCGTCGGTGACCCGGATCCCTGCGTCGGGTTCGTTCCCGGTGTCTCGCACGCCTGCTGCGGTCACGGAGAGGTCCGCCACGCCTATGCCGTGCTCGGCGGCGAGCCGGACCAGGGTTGTGAGGCGATCGACGAATTCGTTGTCCTACGCGGACGCGACGCGCTGACGTTCTTCGAGGTCGCCTCGCGCGGGCTGCGTTGCCGCGGCGAGGAGGTCCAGACAGCCGAGTACGCCGAGATGTTCGTTCAGCACTCACGACAGGCCGCGGCGTGAGCGGCAAGGTCGCCGTCAGCGTGTCGATGGATGTGAACCTGGCGCAGGAACTCCGCGCCGAGGTCGCTGAGGGCCAGAGCTTCTCAGCGCACGTCTGCGAGCTGATCCGCGCCGGCCGCTCGCGGCCGAGCGGCGGACTCTTCGACAAGACTGCGAGTGACGACTCCGTGGGTAGTCCACGCAGAGGTAACAAGCAAGCGGGACGCGAAAAGTCGCGTCAGCGTCGGCGGGCGTCGCGCCCCCTTATGCCCGCCGACCATCCCGAGCCGAAATCGACGTCGCCCCCTGAGGAGGGCGACCTCTCGCGCCGCTCGCAGGACTCTGTTCAGGACGGACTCCCAGAGGATGACCCGGAACGTTCGGTCGAGGAGCGCGTTTACTCATGCGTGGGAGAGGAGTCTCGAACGACCAGCGAGATCGCCGAGCATCTCGGTCTGTCGGAGGACGACGTCGGTGCTGTGCTCGAGCAGCTCATCGAGCGCGACGACGAGCCGATCGTCCTGAAGTACCGCGACGGGGTCTGGCATTGCTGGGTCAGCCCGAGGAGCGCCGCGTGACTTCCCCGATGAGCCGTAGGACAGCGGCAGGAGGGATGGTCGGCTCCGCGACGAGGATCGCTCGCGCTATGGCCGCCTCACGTACGAACTGTCCGATGCTGCACCCCAGCTCCTCGGATGCCTCGCGGACGGCGGCGAGCGCGTCGGGGGTGAAGCGCACGGTGGTTGGTTTCAGCGCCAAGCGGACATCACGTCACGGTCGAGAGCCACGTCTGCCGCGGAAACTACTGCACGGAATTTGCGCGAAAATGTACGATGGTGTTGACGCTATCGCCAGGTGGTTCCCGCTGCCCCTCGCTGATTCGTGTCGCGCGTCAAAACTACGACGGGCAGGAAGAGAGAGGACGATGAAGAGATGGATCATGACGAGCAAGGAGAAGCGCGCCCTCAGGCATCTGCCGGATGCGGTGAGCCTGTGGTACGTGGGGGACGGTAGAGCCGGTGTCTACTACATGTCCGAGCGCGACGGTCGCGATGCGCTGCTGGCCTACGAGCACCGGGGGTCGGCGACGAGTATGCGCGAGGTGAAGCTGGAGCGCGAGTTGGTGCGCGCGGTCGACCTCTCTCGCGGTACGGCGCAGGTTGAAGTGTCCGGGCGCCTCGCCAGGACGGTCTGCTCGTCGGCGCAGGGTTGGCTCACGGTCAGGGAGGCGGCGTGACCGATCACGGTGCGTGGGAGGTCTTGCTCGTGCTCGTCTCAATGGCCGACGAGGACGAGCTGGAGGCGCTTGAGTCAACGCTAGACGACGAGGGTCGCGACGTTGCGGTAGCCGCCTTGTGTAAGGCCCGCCAAGAGGTCGATGCGCAAATCGAGTCCTTCTGCGAGGACCACTCGTGAAGCGCGTCCACACCATTCCGGTCCCGGTCGGCTGGTCGCCTGAGCAAGCATGGGAGTCAATCTGCCGCGGCGACCTGTTGGAACATCCTGAGGGCGAGCCCTCCTGGGCGAACATCGAGACGCTGGACGGCCGTTTTGTGCGGCTGCTTATGGCGGTGTGTTGCTCGTGAGTCGAGATCAGAACACCGAGCAAGTCGTTAGTCCCGGCCCGGAGAACGGCTACAAGGGCGCTCGCTACCTCCGCGACACGCCCTACAAGTCCGTGACCAAATGGCGGCGCGCTCAGATCGCTGCCATACCCGAGACCGATCGCTGCGAGAAGTGCAAGGGCAGCGGCCAAGACGTGATCTTGGCGTCCAATGGTGGCATCGGTGAGGTCGTGTCCTGCTGGCCGTGCGAAGGCACCGGGCGAAAGAGGCAGTTTTGAGTCGAGATCAGCACACCGAGCAAAGCGGCTGCCTGCGGCGCTGGGGTATCTCCAACGTCAAGAATCGAGGACTGGAAGTCATCCTCCTTAGTGGTTCGGGGCCGGTGCCGGGGGAGACGATCGAGGTCATCGCGCGGACAGACTTCGACCGGCTCGCAGACGCGCTCGGAGCCCGCATAAAAGCGTTGGAGGGGGCGCTGGTTCCGTTCGCCTTTATCGGCCGGGGATCAATGGAGCCGCTAGGACTCGGCGAGGAATACACCCACGCGCGGCATTTTGGTGAGGCATTCGAGCCAGAGACCGAGGAGGAACGCGATTTCTGTCTGCTCGCTTATGCCGAGTACATGGGACTGGACCCGTTTGTCGCCGGGGGCGACCTCGCCGAGGTTGCCGGGCGGCGGCAAATGCGCGAGTTCGAGGCCATGATCGCGGCGCAGGATCGCTACATGGCTGGCCTCCAGCGCCGTCGCGCCCTCTATGGCTACGGGCTGCTCGGACGCATCCGCGAGTGGTGGGGTGAGCGATGACGCCACTAGTGGATTCAGAGAAGAACGGCGCTAAGGTCATCCCCTTCCCAGACCGCGCAAGAATTGAACGCTACCTCACAGCCGTCGAGCTTTCCGAGGTTCTTGGCATGTCCGAGAGGTGGATCGCTTACCGAGTGCAGGAAGGTCTACCGTCACACCGCTACGGGCGCTCCCGAAGGTTCAAGCTATCCGAGGTCGAGGACTGGCTTGAGAGGAGGGCGAGTTGATCCGAAAGCGTGGCAAGAAGTTCGAGGTCTCGGTCTACTCCCCGGCCGTCCGCAGGAAGGTCTACGTCGGCACGTTCGCCAAGCGCGGCACCGCCACGGAGTTGGGGACTGCGCGCCACGCGGAGGTCGAGGCGGAGCGTGAGTTCCACGAGCAGGGCCGCGTGTACGCGGGGACCGTCGCGTCGTGGGCGCAGCGCTGGCTCGTCGACTACCCGCGGCCGGAGGTGACCACGAACCGGCACAACGAGGCGAACCTCAGGCTGTTCCTCGCCGAGTTTGGTGAGCGCCGCCTCGACCGGATCACGAAGGCCGAGGCCAAGCGCGTTGTCGAGCAGCGTCTCCACGTCGCCAAGACCGCCAGCGCCATGTTCAACGACGCCATTCGCTACCTAGAGGGCTACCGCGCTGGCAACCCATTCGAGAAGCTCATTACGGAGGGGAGGGGGCGTCAGGACATCACGCCGTTGACCGAGGACGAGGTGCGGCGGCTCGGCGCGATCGCCGTCGAGTCCTACGGACTGCTGTTCGGGGCGACGTTCCGCGCGGTGATCCTGTTCGCCGCCTGGACCGGATGCAGGCCCGGCGAGTTGGCCGGGATGCGCTGGGACGATCTCGACCTCGAGGCCGGGACGGTTCTCGTCGAGCGACAGCGGCGCCCCGATGGACTGGCGCGCACCAAGACCAAGCGCTCGCGCGAGCCGGTCGTGCCGGCCGAGGCGCTCGACGCTGTCCAGTCGACAGCGATACGAGACGACGAGTGGTTGTTCGTCACGCCGAACGGTAGGCCGTTCTCCAAGGGTTCGTGGGGCTACTACTGGCGCCCGGTCCGCGATGCATTCACGCGCGAGCTCGACCGCTCCCACTGGCTTCCGCGTCGGCTCGAGCTAGACCTCGCTGATAAGCTCGACTTCTATGAACTGAGGCACTTCTGCGGCTCGCTCCTCGCCGACCGGGGATGCTCCGCGCGAGACATCGCCGAGCAGCTCGGGAACAGCGAGCGCGTTTGTGAGCAGGTCTACATCCACCCGTACCGCGACCGCGTCCGAGCACGGGTCCGCGCCGCATTCGAGCAGGCACCCGTTGATGTGGGTGGGAATCAGGGTGGTGACGCCGACGATGCCGCACGATTCGCCCGCTAATCCGATGGTTTCGGCGTGGCCGCACCTGCCGGGGGCGCTCATCAGGACACGCCGTCATGTCGCGCATTAGAGGGCAGAAGCCCCCGCGACAACTGGCTTGTTGCGTATTTACAATCGCACCAACATGCACGCAGGAGAACCGAGAAGCACGCGATTTGCTGGGGACGGCGACGCATAGGCGACGGATGGGTGGCTCCTGCTACCCGGTTTTGGGGTGGCAACACATGAGGATTTCTTGTTGACGATCATCCTTGCCTACCTGTTCGTCATCGCCTTCTACGCCCTCGTCGTGATGTCCGTGATCGTGCTGTACCTAAGTGCGATTGTGCTGATCTTCGTCGGGACGGCTGCGGCGATGGTGATTCGCGCGATCTTCCGAAGTAGACGACCTCAAGATCCTCGTCGTCCGTCGATCAGAAACCGGGGTAGACCCGGCTTCGACTCTCTCGGGCGACCGAGGCAAGCTCGGTGGTCTGATCGCAGATAGGAGCGTGCTCGTCGCTCCCCTGACAAGCCGATTTCCTTCGGGGAGCGCGAGGGACGTGAATCGGCGAAAACCGCCCCGCCAGCGCCGCCAGCGGCAGCCAGGGTCCCGGAAACTCCGGACGAGAGGGCGGCGAGAACCTTGTCACCCGTGTCAACGGCTCCCTCAACCCTACGTGGACCGCTTGGCTTATGGGGATGCCCCTATGGTGGTCTGATCCGCGTGTCCACAACGAGTTCCTGACGCAGGTCTGGTGGGACGACGAGCCACTTCATGTCGCTCCGAGGGTCGCTGTCGGTGTTCAACTTCGATCGCAGCAGCTCAAGGCGATCGGGAACAGCGTCGTCTGGCAGTGCGCCTTCTACGTCCTCGCACGAGCGCTAGCGGCGACACCGAGCGTCCTTGAAGGAAGAACCTAGAAAGTTAGCTAGTTCAGGCGTATCCTCTGCCTGAGCGATGACTCGCCGCTACGTCGTCCTCGTTGGACTCCTGCTCGGACTCCTCGCGTACGGACTCGCGGTCGCACCCGCTTGGATCTGGCATCCGCTCGGAGGACTGGGGTATCAGCTGTGGTCCGGGATCGGATCTGACGTCAGCGAGATCACGGTACCAGTGGCGATCATCGCCGGCACGCTCACCGTCCACCGCTTCCTCCACGCACACTTCGAGTGCCATGAGGAAACCTGTCACAGGCTCGGCTTCCACCGTGTCGAGGGCACTCCTCACCGGACCTGCTGGCATCACCATCCCGTGCTCTCACAGCATCCGAGACATGGTGTTCCCCTGCGCGTTATCCACGAGCGTCACGCCAAGGCCAACTCGTGACTTGGCTTCTCTGGCGTGGGCGCGAGAACGCTCTGGAGGACCACGGTCTAGATCACCTACGCGACAGCGCGGACGTCGTGGTTGATCTCATTCGTACGCGAGGTCGCGATGTGGTGTACGTCGACATAGACCCCGTCGACATGGCGTTCATCGAGTGTGCCGAGCGCATCGAGCGTTCGTGGAGGGAGACGTTTCCGGAGGAGGCACACCTCGGACACGCCGCGTTCGGGAAGTGGTGCTTCTTCTGGTTTAGCGCGGATCTCCGCAGAATCTTCGACCTTGTGCGCGAGAACGACGCCGATGCCCTGAGAGCGGCGGCGACCGACTACATCGACGCGGAGTTTGGCTGGCTGCGCGGGCCGTCGCTCGACGAGCCTGCTCCGAGTCGCGTCCCTGCCGCATTTCTAGAGAGGGCGTGATCTTGGAACCGATACCGCGCCTTCTTCAGGATCGCCGCTGCGCGGTCGGCACGAAGATTACCGACGGAGAGTCGCTATTCGAGGTCGTCGACACGAGAATCTCCGGGTCGTCGATCGTGACTGCACGGTTCTGGGTCGTCGTCGAGGATTGCTCGACGCTAGCGCGAGGAGAGGTCGAGGCCGAACTGGTCTTGGACGCGTACGAGCTCGTATGCGACGGAGTCGTCGTCCCCGACTACGCTCCCCGTGAGGCCGCAGCGTGATCGGACTTCGCCTCGACCGACGACGTCGACGCCTGTACCTCGGGACTAGGCGTTGGTTCGTCCGCGTCCACCACGGGGCAGTCGGAGTCGGCTGCGTGTACCTGGCGGCCCACGTACATAATCGACTGGTCGCTGAGGCTCTCATCGCGGTCGGGGCGGCGCTCGCGTGGGACGACCTCCCGGATCTTCGCCGGTCGTGGTGGCTGCGAGATGTCTGAGATCATCAAGCTCACGGGCCGGCAGAGGGAATTCCTCGTCCTCGTCTCTGAGGGACTCACGCGCTCGCAGATCGCGGAGAGGTGCGACGTGTCGGCGTGGACCGTCAAGTCGACGCTCGACGACGCTCGAGAGCGACTCGACGCTGGCAACCTGCCGCAGGCGGTGATGAAGGCATTCGCCCTCGGAATTCTCACGTCGTCAGATCAGGTAGTCGCCTGACTCGTCGCCGTCGAGTTTTCTTACTAAGAACGTAGCTTCCGCCCGTCGGGGGGATGTTCTTATGAACTAGCTTCCGTGATGCTTCCTAGTGTTCATGGAAGCACTAGCGCAGCGACCGCGAGGCGTCGCAAGCGAGCACGAGTCCCTCATCGTGGGTCACCGTCTGCGTTGTCCGCGTTGTGGAACGACTCAGGACCAGGTTTCGTACTTCGTGTTCGACCGGCCGGAGGCGTACGCCAACGAGCTGAACGTCGTGATGAAGTGCCGCGCTCGGGTCCCGAACCCCCGTACTGGTCGCGTTGAGTCCTGCCGCTGCATTTTTTCCGTAGGCGAGCCCTTGGACCTCGGCCTCGGGGGTACGGAGTGACCACCGTCGCGGAGGCGTCACTCGCCCGCAGCGAGCGGGTGCTCAACGAGGAGATCGACAAGCGCCTCGACCTCCTGCTCGCGAACGTCATCCACGGTGAGAACCCCGGCGACCGCTACCACGCGGTCACGGCCAATCCCCGGACGATGGGCTACCTGCGGTCCCTCCTTCGCCACTACGCGAAGCTTCCGCACCCCTGGACGCAGTGCGTCGCCGACAATTTCAAGCGTTTCGGCCCGAGGACGAAGGGTCTTTGTGCCGTTCTCAAGGACGCAATCCGCCAGAACGCGATGTGGCGCCACGGGTCACCGCGCGGACCTCACGCCGATCATCCTGATGCTGGCGCTCCCGGCGTCGCCATCGGCGAGGCCGACAAGTGGGCCGCGCCGGCGTGGGGCGGACATAAGCTCTCCGACGAGCGTCCGCTAAGCCTGCTCGACGAGCTCGACCTTGAGTTCGGCGTGGTTGACCATTCCCAGGGCCTCTCTGACGCCGCCGACGTCCTCTGCGCGCTGAGCGAGAAGTGCGACGTGTTTCGCGTCCTGATCGGACTCGATGAGCCGCCGTCGATCGACCTGTCGGAGGCGGCATGACACTGAGTCTCCTAGAGCAGGTCGCGAACGCTCACACCGAGCTGTCAACCCACAAGCACACTCCGACGTCGGCGATGAAGACTGTCGCTAAGCGCGGGGTACGGCAGGCGTCCGCGCTTGGCGACATGGATCCAGTCGCCGTCGCCGTCGGGCGGCGAGTCGCCTCCGGACAGCCGCTCTCTGACCAGCACGTCGAGGAGATGGCCTCATACCACGCGGCGCACGACGGCCCCTGCCTCGCCGGGTCCGACTCTCAGTCCGCCGAGGACATGCTTTGGGGCGGCTCGCCCGGAGCGCAGTGGTCATCCGCTCGTGTCGCCGCAATAGACGTGAGCCAACTGTCGCAGTCCGACTCCCCGTCGATCCTTCAACTCGACCAGAGCGGCAAGGGGATCAGCCTCGAGGTCTTCGTCCGTGACGGACTCGGCGAGCCGATCCACCTCGACGAGGACCGCGAGATGATCTGGGCGCCGATCCTGCGCTCGGGGATGCTCGCGACCCGCCCCGGACCGAACGGCGAGAAGAAGCATGAGCCGCTCGTCTTCGTTCCTGGACTGGCGTCAGACCCGCGTAAGGAGATCGGACTCCAGAACCTCTATGACAGCTTCAAGGCCGGCGCGATCCAGCACGTCACGATCCCGACGAATCACGACAACGGGGTCCTCGACAACACCGGGTTCATCAAGGATCTGAAGATCGTCGACTCCAAGAAGCGGCCCGGCGAGAAGGTCCTCGTCGCTGCCCACGACTTCCGCGACCCGGACGTCCGCAAGAAGGTCGAGCTCGGGACGATCGCCAACCGCTCATGCGGGATCGTCTACGACTACGTCAACACCGAGAGCGGTCAGTCGTACGACCAGACGATCGACCACGTCGCGCTGACGAACAGGCCGTGGGTGACCGGCATGACCCCCTATGGCGAGCTGGACGGCGACGAGTTCGGCGACCGCGAGGTAGTCCCGATGCTCCTCTCCGAGCGCCCCGGGCGCGCGGACCTCGCCGACGCGACCGATTCCTCGTGGGATGGCTCGGCGTCGCGGTTCACCGATGAGCAGTGGGCGCGCTCTTGCGTGCTCGACCGCGGGGCCGAGGTCAAGGGCGCGAAGGAGCGCTACTCGCTCCCGATCCGAGAGCCTGACGGCACGCTGAACTCGAAGGGCGTTGTCGCGGCGGCCGGACGCATCAAGCAGGTGAAGGGCGCGAGCCTCTCCCAGAAGAAGGCCGCAGCCAGGAAGCTGATCGCCGCTTACCGCCAGTCCGGGGGACAGCCACCTGACGACCTTCGCTCTCTCGTGGGTGCCTCGACGAGTCTTTCCGAGCGCGACCGCCGTGACCTGCTGCTGGCCGACGTGCAGTGGGGAGCGAGCGAGCTCTCGATGAACGACATCACGTCGCAGGTCGTCTCGCACCTCGACGAGATGGGGTCGGCCGACGAGGTGTACCCGATCTTCACCGTCCTCGACGTCGTTGGCAACCCTGACCCCAAAGCGCTCGTCCGCTGCAGTTACGGCGACCCCGACGGGACGAGGGACGCGTGGGTGATCCCGCTCGAGGTCGACGGCGACAGCGTGTCGTTGTCCGACTTCGCCTCCTGGACCCCGGTCCAGAAGGAGTGGGTCACCGACGAGGACGCAGCGCAAGACAAGGAGGAGGTCTCCTCCCTGCTGAACGGGCAGTCGATCCTGAGCGAGCTAGGACTCGCCGAACGGACGACCGCCCCAGACCCCAGAAACCCGCTCGAAGGAGGGGCCATGAAGCCCACCACGTCAGAAGTTCTGGAGCGGCTCGGACTCTCCGAAGAGCAGCAGTCCGTCATCCAGAAGATCGTCGAAGACAACAATCGCCTCTCGACCCAGCTCGGCGAGGTCACCAAGGAGACGCGCAAGACGAAGGTCGAGGCGCGCGTCAAGGAGCTACAGGAAGCGAAGTTCCCGCCCGGATTCTGCCGCCGCTACGAGGAGATCGCTCTCGCCGACGATGGAGAGGTCGCCGCCGTGCTGAACCTCTCCGACGAGAAGGGGAACGCGACCGGCTCCAAGGAGTACACGGCGACCCAGATCGCCGAATCGCTCATCTCCGCGATCCCCGTGGACAACTCCGGCAAGCTCGCGCTCGCCGAGCGCGCCGACCTCCTGACCTCCCCGATCTCCGGTCGTCCTCCGGTCGACGCCGAGGACCAGCGCAAGGTCGAGGAGAAGGAGAACAAGGACCGCCCGGCGTCCGCCGACGAGTGGCTCGCCGAGGCCGAGAAGGTCGCCCCAGGGTCGACCGTCGGCCTGACCCTCTCGACCACGAAGGAGAGCTGAGTAGATGCCCGCCTCACAGATCACCCGCCAGCGCGTCGTCGGTCGCGACACGTGCATCGTCGGCTTCACGGGTACCCAGTATGTGAAGTCGATGGTGTTCGACGCGACCACGCTGTCGCCGGACTCCAACGGGTTCTACTACGTGCCCGCCTTCAGCTTCGTGACCCCGTCGGTCGCGAACGACCCGACCAAGATCAAGGTCTACCAGGGCCTCGGTACGAACGTGAACGCCGTCCAGACGGTCACGATCACGGGTGCCCCCACGGGTGGCACATTCACCCTGACCTACAGCGGTCAGACGACCGCCGCGATCCCCTACAACGCGACCGCCGCGCAAGTCCAGGCGGCGCTGGTGGCGCTGTCCAACATCGCCTCCGCTGCGAACGTCCTCGGAGGCGGAGGTGCCCTACCGGCGACCCCCGTCACGGTCACCTTCCAGAGTCTCCTGGGTAACCTGCCGCAGGCGGTGATGACCGCGGCCGGGAGTTTCACCGGAGGTACCACCCCGGCCGTGAGCGTCGCCACCACGACCGCCGGCCAGACGGCCGAGCACATCGTCGGGGTGTTCGACAACCTCGAGTACGACTTCTTCGGCAACGCCGTCAACGACGACGAGCCGGTGCCGATCTACGACCAGTTCACGGCCTTCGACACAGCGAAGCTGAAGAACTGGCTGGCCTACGGGGCCACTGCTCGAGCAGCGCTCCCGAACTGCACGTTCCAGCCGTGACGCGAAAGGAGCACTGAGCCACATGGCAGTCAAGACACGCAAGCCCTCTCGCGCCGAATGGTTGGCCGAGAGTCACCGCCCGATGGGGGGCGGCGAGCAGCAGGGTCCCGACGGGAATCTCAACGTCTTCGACGTCTTCTCGCAGGCGACCTTCACCGACCTCGTCCGTCGTCGTCTCCAGACGATGTTCGAGTCAATCCTGGCCATCGGGCCGCAGATCGCGCCGAACTTCTCGGTCTATGACCGAACGATCGAGCGCGAGATCGCGGAGGTCGCCTCATTCGGAGTCGCGCAGTTCCGCGCCCCGGGTGCAACGCCGGCCATTTACACCCCGGACATCCGCTACACGCAAGAGGTCGTGAGCCTGCTGCTCATCGACGAGATGCAGCGGATCGACGAGGACGCCCACCTCAAGCTCACGTCGCCGACTCCGAACGTGCGCGCACGCGCGGGCGTCGACCTCGTGACGAGCGCCGCGGTCCTCCAGCTGCGCAACGAGAACCGGACCGAGTGGATGCGCTGGCAGGCGTTCCTCGGCAACAACATCGTCGTGCAGTACCCGCAGACCGGACAGCAGGTCACCGTCCAGTACAACTACTACTCGGGCCACAAGCCGACGGCCGCGATCCCGTGGTCAGACCGCGGCAACGCGACGCCGATCGACGACATGCGTGCGTGGCAGCTCCAGGTAGCCAACGACCTTGGCTATTACGGCTGCAACCTGCACATGAACACGGTCACCTGGACGCGCCTCCAGCGCTCCGATCAGGCCCGCGGCTACCTGACCCAGACCGACCGCAACGCGTTCCTCCCGACGCGTCAGGACATCGAGGGACTGCTGTACGGGTCCGTCGACACCGACTCACAGGGCGACCGCGTAGCGCAGGCCCCGAGGATCATCGTCTCGGACGCCGGCTACCGCGACACGACCGCCGGCTACAGCCGCGGCCTCTCGGCGATGACCAAGTACATCCCCGACGGGACCGTGCTGGTGACCGGGCCGTACGTGTTCGAGGGCGAGCCGATCGCCGACGTGGCCGACGGGATGGTCGCCGTCCGCCAGGACTTCAACCGCCTGGCGTGGCTACAGGGGATGCAGTCAGAGATCCTGCTCGACCACTACACGCACTTCTTCCGGCAGGCGTCAGCGCGGTTCGTGCGGCTGCGCCGGCCAGAAGCCTTCCTGAACGGGCAGACCGGGTAGGCGTCCCGAGGATGACTCGCACACCACACGCACAAGGAGCTGAGAGCCCGTGCCGTTTCTAATCCTGAAGGACGTCTCCTGCACCAACGTCAACGGCGACTCTGTCCTGCACCAGCAGGGCACCGTGGTCTCGGACTGGGAGGTGTCAGACAAGATCAAAGCGAAGATCAAGGACGGCTCCCTCCACTACCGAACTCTGTTCGAGCCGCTGACCGAGAAGGAGGCCCTCGACCACCGCGCCAAGGAGACCGCCGTCGAGGGCGACCGGATGGTCGACGGGCAGTGGGTCTCTCCGCCGTGGCCCGACTACGTCGGCCTGCATCCGGAAGAGATCGTCGACCGCCTGAAGAAGTCCGCCGATCGCGACGAGGTCGCGCAGGTGAGGCTCTACGAGCGGGGTGGCCTGAGCCGGGCCGGGATCCTCGACTACGTCGCCCCGGTGGAACGCGAGCCGTTCTACGGGTACGACGAACTGCCCGTCCGCAGTGTCCTCGAGAAGCTCGAGGTTCTGTCCGACGAGGCGGTAGGAGAGGTGCTGACCTACGAGTCGGCCCACCGTCGCCGCCCGGCGATCATCAGCTACGAGCGCTCCGACTCGGAGAACGAGAGTGGCGAAGGCCACGAGGATGCGGAGTCCAAGACGACCGAGGAGGTCATGGCCTGATGCCACTCACCCGATACGTAAGCAACACCAGCTCGTCCGACCCCGTCGGGGCGATCAAGCTTGAGCCTGACTCGGAAGGCGTCGAGAGGATCCTCGTCAAGGGCGAGACGCTGGAGCTGACCGACAAGGAGTTCGCGAGCCTCAGCGGACAGTACGTGCTCAAGAACCTCGACGAGCAGGAGGACAAGTCGTCCTCGACCTCGTCGGTACAGTCGTTCCCGCCCGCGAGTAGCCAGAGCGTCGCGCCGGTCTCAAGTCCACCGTCGACGCCCGCTCAGGGCAGCTAGGAGCGCAGTAGATGTCCGGCTTCCAGCGTATTACACCGATCGGGCTCGGCACGATCCGCGGACCGGCTCGTCTCGTAGTCGCCCCCGTGGGAACCCCGTTCCCGTCCACCCTCGCGCAGATCATCAACGTCGCCGCGATCAACGTCGGGTACGTCCCGGCGGTTGAGACGATCTCGATCACTGGCGCTCCTACCGGGGGCACCTTCCAGCTCGCGTTCCAGACGTACCAGAGCCCGGCGATCCCGTACAACGCGACCGCCGTACAGGTCCAGGCGGCGCTGAACGCCATCGCCGGCGTCGTGTCGGCCGGCGGCGTCACCTGCACAGGCGGCCCCGTGAACACGACCCCGGTCGTAGCCACGTTCGGAGTGAACGGCTCGCAGCCGCTCCTCACGACCGTCAACGCTCTCACAGGCGGCGCGACACCCGCCGTCACGGTCGCGATGACCGCCCCGGGTAACGGGCAGTACGACGTCGCCCCGGGGTCCGCGTGGACCGAGCTCGGATCGACGCGCTCCGGCGTGCAGTCGAGCAGGAACAACACCGAGACCCAGCTCGACGTGGACCAGGTCTACTCCTCGATCATGGCTGTCCCGGACGAGTGGGAGATGACCGTCGCGACTCAGTTCGCCGAGACGACGTTCGCAAACCTCCAGATGGCGTGGGAGGGCGGGACCATCACCCTCGACACGACCCAGACGCCGAACGAGCAGCACCTCCCGATGGGGGCACCGCTGCGCTACACCGAGCGTCTGCTGGCGGTCCTGCACCAGAAGACCATCGGCCCCGACGCGGGTGGCGTCCGCGCCCTCGTCTATCGCCGGGTCCTGCGCTCGCCGCAGAACTCGACTCTGGACTACCAGAAGACGGGCCAGATGCAGACGATCCCGCACTCGTTCCGCGCGTTCGCCGACTGGACGATCACGAACGAGTACAACAGGTTCGCCGACTTCATCGAGCAGGTCTTCTAGGAGCACCGTTCATGCCTGAGTCGGGGTCGTCCTACGAGGCGGCTCCGACCTCAGGACGAACGGCGTCGGGCGAATGCCTCGCGTAGTCCTCGACACCTCCACGGTTGACCCGCTCGTCGTCTATGTCGGGGTAACACAGCCCTCACTCTACGACACGATCCTCGCCCCGGACGGGACGACGGAGAACCTCGGGGGCGCCACGGCCGTCTTCTTCATGCGCCCGCTGTCGTCGCGTACGCCCGTGGTCGACGGCTCCTCCGCGACGGTGATCTGGCCGGTCGACCAGGACGGCCATAACGTCAGGTACGACTGGCAGAGCTCGGATGTCGCGATAGCGGGGAACTACAGCGCGTGGTGGGGATACGTGCTTCCCGGACACGCGCTCGCTGAGACGCCCGAGTTCCTCGTCGTCGTCACCGACCACGGCCCAGGTTTCGGGACAGAGACGGGCGTAGTGGTCGAGGAGGTCGCACAGTGGATGCCGGTCACGCTCCGCGCGCTGCGAGAGGACCCGGACTTCGGCGACAGGTTCCTCCAGGCTCACGCCGACTACGTCAAGCGCGTCGTGATGGGTCAGGCGGTCGCGCCGGATCTCGAGGTCGACTACGACCCGGCGCTGGTCGAGTACCTGTCCAAGCGGACCGCGCTCAGACTCATCGCGCCGGCGAAGGACTACTGGGGACGCCAGTACCGACAGGTGCTCACGCAGGGACCGTCCGAGAGCGCGACCTACCCGGACATGCTGAAGAACCTCGACGATCTGTGTGTGAGGCTCTCGCACGAATTGGTTCACGACTGGCTTCAGCTTCAGCGCCTCGTGCCGGGACTCCCGCAGAATCGCGTGGAGCCGTCTCCGGCGTCATCGCTCGGTGACCCGAGCGTCCCGTGGAACCGGCACCGCACCCTCGACCCTCAGGACAACGACCGTCCGCGAGTAGGTGGCCCCAGATGGGGCTCAATCTTCATGCCGTGAGTGCCTTCGAGGTCTCGCCCTCAGGACACACCGCGTCACCGTCACCAGGTGACTTCCTCCTCTGCCATCGCAGGGGAATCGTCTCGGCCATCATCAGGTGGGGGGAACGCCTGCGGTTTCGCTCCGGGTCTAGGTGGTCGCACGCCGTCTTCGTGGAGACCTCGACGACGATCATCGAGGCGCTGGCTCGCGGGGTAGTACGCACGCCGCTGGAGAGCTACCACAACACCGAGTACGTACTCGTGAGGACGGGACTGTCCATCGACGACGCAGCACAAGCCGTTGCGTTCGCTCGCTCGTGCCTCGGCGATGCATACGGGTGGGCGACGATCATCGGCGACGCACTTCGGTTCCTAACCCCTGGACGCGGCATCTGGTTCGGCGCGGGAGTGACTCGAATCTGCAGCGGACTCGTCGCGAACACGCAGGTACGCGGCTGGATGATCTATGACGAGGAGCCGAGTTCCATGTCACCAGCCGAGCTGGCCGAGGCGCACGATGTTCCCGACAAGCCCGGAGACCTACCATGAGCGCGACTGAGTGGAGAGCCTTCAGCCGTCCCGCCGTGAACTACGGGTCCTCGGCCGAGCAGGTGGCCCGCGCCGCGGCGCAGCAGATCAACGTCAACTTGGAGTCTCAGTGCGACCTCCAGGAGACTCAGTGGGCTGCCAGGGACGAGGACTGGGCGATGCTCATGAGCATCCCCTACAAGCCGACGAGAATCGCGCGGGTCGACAGACAGAGCATCTACCTCGGCGCGCAGCCGTCCCTCGTCGCTGGAGAGAGCGCTCGCTTCGACAAGTGGCCTGCGATCACCGTCCGCGCTGGGACGCGTAAGGCGACCGACGACCGTGAGCAGCCGGACCAGTATGACGTGATGGACGTCGAGCTGATCGTTGAGGTCTTGACCTACGCGGGGCCGTTCAGGCAGGATCCCCTCGACGACCGCAGCACGAGCGACGCGGTGGACCGCCAGTATCAGAGACTCTCCGACGCGGTCGTCGGGTGTGTGGACCAGGATCGCTCTCTCGGGTACAACTTCCTCTCGATCAAGCGGCCACCGACGATGACCCCGAGTCTCCCCTTCGTCAAGAAGCAGACGTCCGGGACGGGCGCGTTCTTGGTCTATCAGGGGATGGAGATCCTTTACATCGTGCAGAGTTCCCTGTACTAAGCTAGCTTCGTGCGCTAGTATTTGGTGGTCTAGTACGCGGCTGTTTCAGGCGAGGCCAACTCCGCGTCGGTTCCTTCAAGGAAGCGATGCCGCCTCGCCAACATGGCTAACGAAGTAAGAGTTCGAGTTCGTTCCAATCTCGAGGCCCTTTCGGCCTTGCGGCTGCATCGCGCCCTCGTGGACATGGTGAAGGACTCAGTGAGGGGAATGCGCGACTTCGCGCGTGGAGCGGCGCCCCACCGCACCGACCTACTCGCCGAGCACATCAAGGACGAGGACATCGTCGAGCTAGCCGACTTGATCGAGGGTCGACTCGGAGTGACGAGGGTCGAGGAGGCCGACGGGCGTACCAGTAGAGGTCGCTACCGGCGCTCGCAGTATCCGCTGTTTGTTGAAGGCGGCACGCAGTCACCGATCTTCTCGGCGCGAACGAACCAGGGCGGACTGATGTGGAACCCGGCCGAAGGGATCTTCGGGCGCAAGCAGGTCCGCGGACAGGACGCCAAGCCGTTCATGTTCGCGACGTACGTCCAGGCGCGGGAGATCCTCCGCGCCGACCCGCAGGTCGGACTCGCGCTGAGGGAGATGGCCGCCGAGGCCGAGGCCATGAAGGCCGGGATGGAAGCGACTTGAGTAACCCCGAGCTAGGAGCGTAACTGGTGAGCGCCACCGCAGAGAGCACCGAGAAGTACGTCAACGGAGAGATGGTCAAAGAGGACGACGTCCCCCAGGACGGCCCCGTTGCACACGCAGATCCCAGTGAAGCCGACGATTCCATCGCGAGCGCCGTCGAGCAGCACGACTCGCAACTCGACGACATCGAGATCCAGGTCGCCCACCGCGAGTGGGTCGTCGAGGGTGACTTCAAGGTCATCAAGCGCGATAGGTCCGAGGAGACCTCTCACTTCCAGCGGTCCTACGTCCAGAAGCCGCTCTCGTTTACGGCGATGCTCCAGTTCACCGGACTGATCGGGGAGAAGATCGCCGAGGCGATGGCCGGACCGGAGGGCCTGACCCTCGACGGGATGCTCAACGAGGCCGACGGGGTCGCCGGATTCGGTCGTGCGCTACTTACGAGTAGCGACTTCGCCGGCGTGGACTCGTTCGTCAAGGGCCTCGCGAAGCTCGCGACATACGTCCCTAGCGTGATCGAGGACTGCCAGTGCATCTGGCTCCGCGTCCCGTACGCCGAGCGTCCGATCGTGAAGGAAATCTGGTCTCGCTCACCGGAGGACGGCGGCCTCGCCTTCTTCGAAGGCCAGGAGATGCTCGAGGTCTTCCTCGCTCAGAACTACGACGAGGTCGAGGATTTTTTCGGCGTGCGTCTGAAGCGGCTCACGGCGATAGTGAGCAAGCTGAGGGCGCGGAAGGCGGCGTCAAGAGAAAGCGGCTCACGGCGCTCGAGGCCCTCGAGCACTACTCCGGCGGACACGCAGAGTCCATAGAGGAGCTGATGGAGTGGCCGTACCGTCGCTTCTTCAAGGCGTTCGACGCCTTCCAGCGACGCGTTCTCTGCGACGAGTGGCGCACGAGGAAGACGACTCACATCGCGGCGATGTTCGCGAACACCAACTTCGACGACGAGAAGAACGACCGGCCGACGAAGATCACCCAGTTAGAGGAGCAGTACAACCAGATCATCACTCGGATCTGGAATGGCTCGTCCGAGGACGAGATGTCCGAGGCCGAGCAGGAAGCTTGGGAATCGCCGTTTATGAAGGCCGGGAGGAAGGCGATCCAATCCGGCGTCGAGTCGTTCGCGATGCCCGGAGAGTCTGCGCTGGAGGCACTCCCGCAGGGATGAGGTAGATGTCCGATTCGTACCTCATCGAGATCCTTCTTGAAGCGAAGGATAACGCCAGTCAGAAGATCCGCGACCTCCAGCACGCGGTAGACGAACTCAAGGCGAAGGCCGCAGGAGAGGACGCCACCAAGGACCTCCGGTCGGGGCTCAGCGACACCGCTGACGAGGCGGAGCGAGCGACCCAGGCCCACAAGGATCTCGCCAGACAGCAGCAGGAGACGCGACGGGCAGCTCAGCAGAGCGAGAGTGACGTCAAGCGCACTGCCCGGTGGCAGCAGGAAGCGTCCGAGGCCGCCACAGGTCACGCGGAGTCATTGCAGGAGGTCCGGCGCCAGCAGCAGCTACTCCCACAGGACGCTCAGCGCGCCGAAGCGTCGGTCAAGCGCGTCGCCCAGCAGCACGACCAGGCGGCAGAGTCGGTCACCTCTCACGCGCAGGCGCACGTCGACCTCGGTGCCAGCACGGAGGAAGCGCGGCAGAAGGTGGACCAGCTCGCCGCCGGGGTACGCGACCTCGACGGCGACCTAGGTCGCGCGTCGGCAGGGACAGACAAGCTCTCCGAGGCTCAACAGAAGGCTGCGACGCGCGGAGAAGCGCTACTGGGGAGCCTTGAGCGCACGGACCAGGCAGCGCGCTCGCACACGGCCACGAACAAGCAGCTAGAGGTCAGCTACAAGCAGGTGGAGAGCGGGCTGCGGTCTGTCATGCGTCAGTTTGACGCGGGGTCGTCGGAGGCACACCGCTTCGGTAACGCGATGGAGGATGCAGGCAAGAAGGCCAAGAACACCGACCTCGCGCGTGCCTCGTCGTCCGTGGGCGAGTTCGCGCAGAAGTTCGCCGCTGCGACGGACAGTGTCGGGGTACACATCATGTCGCTGTCGGCAGGGCTGCGAGGGCTTCGGCTGACTGCACTACTCGGTCTGTTCCAGCCGCTCATCACGGGCCTTGGGAGCCTCGTGGCTGGGTTCTTCAACGTCGCCTCTGGTGCCTCACAAGCGGGTGCCTCCATTGGAGGCGTGTTCTTATCGGGACTCGGCCAGATGATCCCGATGGTCTCGGTCGGGATCGCCGCCCTCATACGCCTTAGGGACGTGTTCCAGGCCGTCCAAGCGGCGCAGCAGGCGCGTCAAACGGCCTTCTTCCAGCCCTCCCAGGGACTCATCAACCAGCTCCAGAACACGAGCCAGCTGATCGAGTCCGAGCAGAACCTCGCGAACTCCTACTACACCCTCAAGGACGCCCAGGTCCAGGTCAGGGAGTCACAGATCGCGCTCACCCAGGCGCGCATCGACGCCGTCCGAAACCTCCAGGACCTCACCCTCGCCGAGAAGAGCGCCCAGCTACAGCTCAAGGAAGCGAACCTCTCGGTCCTCCAGGCGGAACAGCAGTTACGGGCCGTCCAGGCGAGCGGGTCTCAGGTCGGCATCCAGCAGGCCCAACTACAGCTCCAGGGAGCGCAGGTCTCCCGCCAACAGGCACACCTCGCAGTGCCGAGATCACGACAAGACCTCCAACTCGCGCTGAGCTACGGAGTCACAGGATCGCCGCAGGTTCTCGCGGCCTCCGAGTCCTATCGCCAGTCCTTGCTCGCTGTCGTGCAGGCGCAGCAGCAGGTCGCCAACGCCCAGCGGCAAATGCGGATCACCGAGCTTCAACTCGCCCAGCCGGCGTCCCACATGACGTCGCAGCAGGGAACGCTCCAATACCTCTTGGGCCAGATGTCGGCCCCCGAGAAGGCGCTGTTCTCGATGCTCAACAACCTCGAGACCCAGCTTCGCTCTCCCAGTTCGCCACTGAAGAAGATCACCGACTACATCGTCACGCCGTTCCTCGACGCCGGAATGAGGCTCCAGCAGCTCCTCGGCAACAAGAGCTTCATGCAGCCGATCAACGCGCTCGCGAAGGCGATGGGACAGGAGTTCGGCGGCCTCGAGAAGACCATGTTCGGTCAGCGAGGAACCTCGTTCTTCGAGACGATGTCGAAGGACGCCACCAAGAGCATCCCGATCATCACCAAGGCCATCACGGGCCTGATGAAGGTCTTCGAGGACATCGCCACGGCGGCGGCCCCGGCGTTCAGGCAGCTCTCGGGGGACTGGGCGCGCTTCTGGGACGCGATGGATGCTCGCGACCGTACGCCGCAAGGGCAGGCGCGGCTGACGTCGTTCTTCAACCAGGGCGCCAAGTGGGCCGAGGACTTCGCCCACCTCGCCGGAGCCACCTTCGACCTGTTCAAGGCGCTCGGCCACGACGCCGCCCCGCAGGGGATGAAGACGGTCACGAGCTTCACAGAGGCGCTTCACGATGCTACGACCTGGGTCCAGAACCACGGCCCCGAGGTCACCAGGTTCTTCTCGGACGCCCGCCAAGGACTCGGCCTGATCGGCGGAGTGCTGTTCAACGTCGGGTCATCGCTGATCCAAGTCTTCAACCTGACGTCACTGCGAGCGTTCGCGGGACTGCTCAACAACATCGTGCTGCCAGCGGCGCGAATCCTTGCGACGACGGTCGGCTTCCTCGTCACCCAGTTCATGAGGTTGCTCGACGCTGTCGCCCCGCTGAAGGCAGTAGTCGTCGGACTAGTCGCCGCGTTCCTAGGACTCATGGTGCTGAACCGCGTCATATCGCTGGTCACGACCGCGACGAACGTCGTCCACGGATTCTTCGATGCCTTCAAGGCGTTCCAGGAGGGCGAGGGGATACTGAACCGTATCGGGGCCGCGTGGGAGGCGCTGACGACGCGCATCTCCAAGGGCGCCAAGGCCACACGCGACGTAGCCGCAGCACAGACGGAGCTAGCCGGAGCGACCGACGCGTCCTCCGCGCGCCAGGTAGCCGACGAACAGGCCGTGGACGCAGCGATCATCGAGCAGACGACGCTCATTACCACCGAGGAGGCCGACCTCGCCATCCTCGCGGCCGGTGGAACGGCCGCCGGAGGCGGAGTCGCGGCCGGAGCTGGCGGAGCCGGAGTCCCCGCCGCTGAGGTCGGAGCGGGCGGCGCCGCCGCGGGCGTGGGAGCGGCCCGGTTCGGCCTCACGCGCGTCCTCCCGATCGCCGCCGCTGCCTACCTAGCAGACAAGACCAACGCCTTCGGTCAGAACATCACGGCCGGGAAGAGCACAAAGGGCGATCTCGCGTCGATGCTCGGCCCAGTCGGTGGTTCGCATGAGTCTGGGATCAGCCTTAGCAGTTTCGCGAACTTCGCCACGCTCGGACTGCTCGGGTCCTCAACGTCGTCAAATCAAGGCTCGCGAACGACCGCCGACCTATCTCGGCTCCAACAAGGACTCAAGGGCGTCACCGACGCGTCGCAACTGAGCAACTCCCAGCTCCAGTCGATGTACGGGCTGGTCCAGAAGCTCAGTCAGCAGCCCGACCTCACACTGAAACAGCGCGAGGCGATCCGCGCGCTGTCGAATGAGCTGAATCCCCTCAACGTCGCGCTGAAGAAGTCGGGGGCGCAGTGGGCGACGACCTTCACCGGGTTCGACGCGACAACCAAGAACGTCATGGGCCAGATCCAGCAGCAACTCAGTCAGGACAACCAAGCGATCTCGTCGAACTTCATTCAGGGAACTCAGGGCTGGACCGAGCAAGTCACCGGACTTACCGCTGCGGCCTTCACGAAGATCCAGACACTCGCGGCGCTAGGCGTCAGCGGCGTCGGGAAGGCGATGGGCCAGCTTGACCGGATGCTGGACAACGCCCTGAAGGCACTCGGGCAGGGAGGGATCTCGCTCGGGACTGGGGCGAGGCAGATCAACCCTGTCACTCAAAGTAACGTGATCGCGGGACTACTCGGCGGAACGCTGAGCGCTGGTGGCGTGATGTCGCAGGCGGAGGGTGGCTGGAACGCCGCGCAGCCCGGAGGCAGGCTGGTCCACGTCGCGGAGGGCGGTCACGATGAGGTCACCCTCACCACCGACCCGCGACACGCACCACGCCAACGCGCACTCCTGAGTCGCTACCTCCAGAACTCACCGCACCTCGCGAAGGGGGGACTGGTCGGAAACGCGAGTATCTACACGTCGCCCTTCGGGAATGCGAACGTCAGTTGGGGACGCACCGACCAAGGCGTTGACGTCGACCTAGCGCCAGGAACGCCGATCGGCGTAATCGGGAACGCCCACGTCGAGGGAGTGAAGCCGGGCTGGTACAACGGCCAGCCGCTCATCTGGTACCAGCTGACGGGCGGACCCGACGCGGGACAGTACGTCTACGTCGCCGAGCAGATCACCGGAGTTCCCGGGATCCCCTCCAATGACCCTCGCGCGACCAGCTCCCTCCAGGCAGAGGTTGGTCGAACCCTCAGCGAGGGACAGCGGATCGCCTACTACGCGACCTCAGGGTCCGGGATAGAGACGGGCTGGGCGACCGCCAGCGGTGAGACGATGGCGATGGCGACCACCGGCTACCAAGAAGGACAGGTAACGCCTGCCGGGTCGTCCTTCCGCACCTTCCTGAGCGGACTGCAGCGCGGTGTCATCACGGGTGGACTCGCGGCCATCCAGAAGCTCGTCGCGCCGAAGGTCAAAGGCGTGGGAGGCGCGTGGGGGGCCATCGCGCAGGGGGTCGTCAACAAGGTCACCAACGCCGCCAACCAGTACCTCGCCAGGTTCGTCGGTAGCGCCGGGATGCCGAACGTGAAGCTCAGCGGCTCGGTCGAGAAACAAGTCGATCAGTTCATGAGCGCCGCAGGGTTCAACAAGATCGCCATCGCGGGGATGCTCGGCAACGCCTACCAGGAGTCCTCGATGGACCCGAACGCTGCTGGCGGCGGACTGTGGCAGCAGATCAGCAACTTCGGGTCTGGCTCAGGCGGCTCGCTCTTACACCAGATGCAGACCATGTTGCCTCAGATCGAGAGCCTGAAGGCGGCGATGAATGCTGCCAAGAGTCCGGGCGACGCCGCGACCATCTTTGAGCAGGGATTCGAGCGCGCTGGTATCCCGGCGATGTCAAACCGCATTACAGGTGCTAACGCCGCCTACGCACAGGGTTACGCGGCGGGGGGCCTCCTGACTCGGCATGCGAGGCGTATCGGCCTACGTCACCTCCGCAAGCACGTCCTTCGCTTCGCAGGTGGCGGTCGAGCGCCGTGGGGCGGCGAGCCGGTGCCGATCATGGCGCACGAGGGCGAGCGCGTCGTCAATCCGCCGCAGTGGGACGAGCTCGGGCGCATCACGGGCATGGGAGCGCACGGACTCGACTCCCACCTAGGCTATGACAGCGAGGCACCGCGGCAGCACTTCGATGTAGGTGGACAGGTACCGAAGCACTTCAAGACCGTGTCGTCGGCGACAAGCTTCCTCCAGAGCGTCTCGGCGAACCTGTTCAAGATCGACCCCGGTTCACTCACGAGTGGTCTCGAGGTCCTCTCGGGCGTATTCCAGGCAGTCGTGCGCGCCTTCACGAAGATAGACGCGCTCCCGATCAAGAAACAGACGGACAAGATCGGGACGCTCCTGGAGGCGTTCGCCGACCCAAACAACCCAAACTCGACGCTCAACATGCTCTCGGCCGCGTTCCAGCGCTTCCAGAACAACCTAACGAACTGGATCACGGGGATCGGGTACCGATCAGCGAGTGTTCGCCCGACATCGGTGGCACGTGTGACCCACCGAACACCTGCTGGGTTCGCCGGCAGCGGCTACGGCGGCGTGTCACTGAGGGGAGCAGGACTCCTGACTACGAGGCACGTCGCTGGCGTCGGAACGGTCACCTCCGGTACGGGACACATCGGGGAGACGGGTCAGGCCGAGCTGGACGCGCTGGGGGTGCGCGCTTCGGTAGAGGAGACGGACTACCTCCGCCGCGAGGCCGAGGCGACCACCAAGGCGATCAACGAGGTCAAGTCAAGGATCTCGAAGGTACGCCGGTCGCGCCTCTCCAAGTCAACCAAGGACTCCACGGTCAAGAAGCTGGAGAGTGCCTACACGCTCCTGGTCCAGCAGCAGGAGGGCCTCAACAACTCGATCAACTCCCAGATCACGACGACCTTCCAGGCCGAGCAGCAGTACGTACAGGACACCCTGAATCAGGTCAGCGACGTCTACCAGACCCAGCAGACCCAGATACAGGCGGCCCAGTCGACCGCCCAGAGTAAGGGCCAGTACGGCGCGCTCCAGTCCATCGACAAGGCGCTGGCCGAGTCCGCCAAGCACCAGATATCGGCGCTCCAGAAGCCTCTTCAAGAGGCCAAGAAGATGCACGACGCTGACCTCGTCGCGCAGATCGAGCAGGAGATCGCTCAGCTCAACCAGACAGTCGGCCAGGCCACGATCCAGATGGTCCAAGACAAGTTCTCCGCCGTCGAGCAGACCTTCCAGACCAAATCCGCGCAGCAGTCGGCGATCCAGTCGGCGGCGCAGTCCCTCGGCCAGCTGAGCCTCCTACCAGGCATCGACGCGGCCATCATCCAAACGACACAGCAGCACATCACGTCGCTTCAGGCGGTTCTCGCGCAGGCCGTGGCCGGCGGTGACCAAGGGCTCGCGTCGCAGATCGAGCAGGAGATCGCACAGCTTCAGGGATCAGTTGTGCAGATGACGGCCCAGATGATCCAAGACTCGATCTCGGCCGTCCAGCAAACTGCCCAGACCCAGCAGGCCAAGGTCTCCGAGCTTCAGTCGATCTCCCAAACGATGACCCAGTCGGCCTCGACTCCCGGACAGTTCGCCGCGGCCGGGGCGACAAACCTCCAGGCCCTTCAACTCAACCAGTCGAGTCTTCAGGGCCAGCTCCAGTCCTACAACTCGCTCCTCGTCCAGGCCAGCGCCGCCGGGGACACGGGGGCGGTCGCGACGCTGACTCAGACGATCGACGGGCTGACCGCGCAACTGGCACAGAACGACCTAGCTCTCCAGGACAACACCGCTCAGGTCGTCAACCAGACCGCGCAGTACATCCAGTCCCGGGGCCAGTTCCAGACCGGCGTCTTTGGTGGTCTCGGACAGATCATCCAGACCATCGGGCAGACGACAGGCTTCACCGATGTCGCGTCCTTGAAGGCGCTCACGTCGATGAGCAACACCAGCCTCCAGGGAACGAACACTGGACTCCTAGGACAACTGGGTCAGCTCGGGGATGGAGCGTCCGGACTCGCGTCGCTGCTCGGACAGGCGTCTACCCCCCAGCAATTCGTCACCGCACTCTCGGGGGCCAACATCTCGGGGATCGAGTCGGGCCACGACGCGGCGTGGATCAGCACGTTCGAGGGACTCATCAGCAGTCTGGAGTCAAACACCGGGGCCATCGCCCAGAATAACCAGCAGCTCGCGACGCTCAACGGACAGCTGCTCCAGCCCCAGCAGTGGTCGACGAGCGCGTGGTCCTCATTCCGCACCGCGATCTTCAGCGGGATGGGGAACCTCCTGCCGCAGTTCCAGGCGTCGCTCCCGGCCGGATCCGCACCGTCGATCGCTCCGACCTTCACTGGCGTAACCGGGGGCACGACTCCGCCAACCATCGGCGAGTTGAACATCAACCACGCCCCGACGACCTCGCTCGACCCGTCGATCATCGGCGAGCAGCTGGCGCACGAGGTCAGTGGAGCTCTGTAGAGGGTGACCGTCGCCTCACGTACCTACTCACACCAGACAGCGCCCTGGGATTCTCCGCTGTCGTTCGGGGTACAGGCGTTCATCGAGTACAACGGGTACGTCATCAACGACCGCCATCAGGCGGACCGGATCCGCGTCACGAGTATCACGGGACTCGACGGGGCGGACATAACGGACTCGCGCGAGGTCGTGCCCGGTGACGAGGGGGAGTTCGTCTACGACTCTTGGTACCGCGGGCGCGCACTAGACGACGAAACACCTATCCCTACCCCCAATGGTTGGAGATTGATGAAGGATCTTCGTGTAGGAGATCAAGTCTTTGATGATAAGGGCGAACCTTGCAATGTCATCAGCGTTTATCCACAGCCTAGTGGTCGACCTTGTTATGAAGTTTGGTTCTCATCTGGGAAGACTGACGTAAGTCGATCTTGCATAATCGCGGACGCAGATCATCGGTGGGCAACGGTCGATCTGAAGTCTAGGATCAGGCTAGCGGCGGCGCGCAAACTGTTGCGCAATACACACGCCGGCCGCCGCGACAAAGCATCCTCACGATACCGCGGAGTTAGGTCTGAAGGCAATCAGTGGGTTGCATACCACGGTGGATATTTTCGGCGTGATCTCGGTGTTTTTGATACTGAAGTAGAGGCTGCCGAAACTGCGGCGACTTATCGAGTCCAAAGGCTGAAGGATTCTGGACACATACATAGCTCAGCAATTCATACGACTAAAGAGATCAGCGCAACTCTGCGAGTGTCAAATGGCGACACAAACCATGCCATACGTATAGCAGGTCCACTTAGATACTCAGAATGTGATCTTCCTATCAGGCCGTATACCCTCGGCGCATGGCTTGGAGATGGTAATTCATACTTTCCCAAATTATACGTGCCGGAATGGGATGAGGAAATCATCGACTACATTCGACGCGATGGTTACAAGGTCACTCGGACACCCGTAGCACTTGAATGGATTGTCCGTTCAACGCCCCCTTACTCTCATGGACTCGGTGCTGCTCTAAGTAAAATGGGACTTTTGAGCAAGAAAGAATCAAAGCGCAACAAACATATTCCACGCGAATATATGCAGTCATCCATCAAGCAACGTCGTGCGCTGCTTGCTGGATTGTTGGATACTGATGGCACAGTTGGAGATTCCGGCAGGGTCGAATTTGATAACACAAATGAGCGTCTAGCTAATGACGTATTAGAATTAGTCCTATCACTTGGATATCGGGCGGTAATCAGACAAGGTGTATCAAAGAGAAGGGACGGAACGGTATGCGGTCCACAATGGAATGTGAGTTTCGTTCCGAACGATAATGTATTTTGGCTGAGTCGCAAGACAGAAACTTGGCGCGCCCGTCGCGCGGCGTTCAAATATCCCGAAGTCGAGCGATTCCGATACATCGTAGAAGTGAAGTCAGTGGCAAGTCGGCCAGTTAGATGCATTTCGGTTGATTCTCCGAACCATCTTTATCTTGCTGGCCGAGAGATGATCCCGACTCACAATACGTTCGTCATCTCGGGCGACATCCAAGCCGGGTCGCTCGGGGTCTGTAAGAGGCTTGAGCGCGACCTGAAGGCAGCGTTCGCACCGCTGAGTGAGGCACCGATGAAATTCCGATGGTTCGACGTCTACGACACCTTTGACGACCCACAGACGCTCCAGAACTACACCGCAACGATCGGGTCTTCGGCCTCGCTGGCCGTCTCGGGCGGCGTCCTCCAGTGGCTCACGACCTCGAACGTGATGCTGATGCGCAGCGCTGATAACCGACTGTGGGGAGACGCCGTCACCACCGTACGAATCGTCGTCGGGTCGACCACCGACGCATCGACGGCCTACGTCGCCCCGTGCCTCGTCGACGCCAACAACTACCTCCAGGTCTCCTACAACGTCGCTTCGGGAACGCCGACGATCACTATCGCCGTGGTGGACGCCGGCGTGATGACCGTGCTCGCGACAACACTCGTGACTGGGGTCGTGCAAGGGCAGTCAATCTGGCTGCGCGCGAGGAAAGACGGGGACTACGTCACGGGCGAACTCTGGGCCTCTCCGCCGTCCGAGAGCACACTGCCGACATTCACGGTCTCGGCGTCACTGACGGGGTCAGACGCCGATTCCTACGGGGACCAGGTTCTCTCTCAGGTCGGGTTCGGGGCGCAGACGGTTGGGACGAACTGGGCGCTCGATGACTTCCGGGCGGCGTCGATCTGTCCCGCAGACGTGTCGTTCTGGGCTAAGCCGGTCACGAAGCCGTCGATCAAGGAGTCCCAGGACTCCATGACGCAGTTCAAGCGGTCCTTCCAAGTCACCGTCAGGACGAGTAAGCCATACGCGAAGTGCTCGACGCAAAGCCACAGTCAGGTCCTCGTGCCGACGTCTGGGAACACGACGCAGCTGGGGTTCGGGGCACCCCTCACCGCACCCCTGACGGCGCGCACGATCATCCCTGGGAGCGTCCAACTACAGAACCAGATCCTCTTCGTCAGGAACCGTGGCACCGCGCCCGAACGACCGCTGATCGTGGTCTACGGGGCGATCTCCAACCTCATCCTGCTCAACCTGACCAATGGGCAGCAGATCAACTGGACGGGAGTTCTCGCCGACGGCGACTACCTCGCCTTCGACTGCGCGGCCAGGACCCTCGTCAATTCGTCCGGGACCTCCCAGAAGCAGTACCTAATCACGTCGATCCCGCAGTGGATGTGGCTCGAGCCGAACTGGAACGACGTCTTCATCGCCGGATCGAGCTACTCGACCAACACGAAGCTGCTCATGTTTTACCGCGGCAGTTGGAATTAGGGAATGGCGGCGAGCGACTACTACACGATGATTCGTCGCGAGCCGACCATTGTCGGCTATTGGCGTCAGAACGACATCGCGGGAACTATCCAAGCGGCCGACTGGGCCGCTCGGTACGGACTGCTGGGCGTCTACAACGCCATTCCCGCGACCTCGGTACTGCTCGACGGGGCCAGCGGGTACGTGAGCGTGCCGTACAACTCAGCGTTGATGTTCCCGCCTGCCGGGGGCTGGTCGATCTCGGGCTGGTGGAAGCCGCCGTCATCAATGGCCAACGGCACCTACATCGTTGGGAGAGGCGGCGCGGGAGTCGTTGAGATCTCCGTTAGCGGCGGCAACGCAAAGTTGCAGTGGTCGGCGGCCGATAACACACAATCGTCCGGGATGTTCACGATGGGGGCATGGCATTACTGGGCGATCACGTTCGACGGTACGACGATGTGCTTCTACATCGACGGGAGTCCGTCGGGCACGTCCACGCCCGCTGCGTGGTCGGTCGGATCAACAGCGTTCACTATCGCCGCCAACACTGGCGGCGGCAGCAACCTTCCGGGCAACCTTGAGTACATCTCGAAGTTCAGCAGCGTTCTTTCCGCGGGCCAGGTGGCCGCGCACTACAACGCGACGAACTACCGCCAGACCGTCCTCGCGGAGTCCTCACTCGTTTCCCTCTGGCCGCTTGGGGAGTCCTCCGGCACCGTCGCCGCAGACGTGAAGGGCACGAACAACGGGACGTACACGAACGGGGTCGGTCCGGTAGCCGCGGCCGCGACGGCCGGGGCGGAGTCCACTTCGGGCACGCTGACGATCAACAAGCCAGCCGGAACGGTCCAGGGCGACCTGCTGATCGCCGCGTTCGCCGTCGGTAATACCGTCGCCACGCTCGCGGGCTGGACCCCGCTGCGAGCGGATGCCAACGGCTCAATCGACAATAGTCAGCTCTTCTACAAGGTTGCCGGGGCGACCGAACCGGCGTCTTACGCTTGGGGCTTTAGCAGTGCCTTAGCGTCGGGGGTCATCGCCCGCTGGACTGGAGCGAGCCAGACGGCCCCGATCAACGCGAGCGCCAGCGCGCATCAGGTCGCTTCGGGCGGAAGCTCACCTACCGTCACGACGACGGTAGGCGGCTGCGCGCTCCTGACGATCGCCATCGCGGACACCAACTCCGCGGCAGCCGACTCGTTCACCTTCGCCGCCGCCTGCACCTCACAAGGGCAGCAAACGGCCGCTGGCCCGGCAGTCGGGATCGCCTACGACACGGCCAACCAGGTGGGCGCCGGGGTGAGCACAGCCCGCGCGGTCACGGACGCGAACGGCCACCAAATGTACCTGTACACCGTGGCGATCCAGCCAGCGTGCCTACTCGGCCAGCCCGGCGCTCCGATTGGCGTGCCCAACAGGCTGCTCGGACCGGCATTGATCCAAGGCGATCCAGCAGCGGCGTCCTCCGTCTTATCAGGCGCGAACATGGCGATATCTGACACAGCGCCCCTCCGCATCGTCGGTGACATCTCGATCGAGGCGTGGCTGATGCCGTATTCGGCGTCGGAGACCGCCGGGATCCTAGGAAAGCGAAATCCCGCCAACACGTTCGCCGCGCCGTACGCATTCACCCTCCGTAACGGACAGCTCTCCTTCGAGCTCGGGAACGGAAGCTCCTCGGTGATCCTGACTGGTGGGACCGTCCCGCTGGTCCCACTACACGCCGTCGCGACTTGCTTTCGCGGGACGATGAGGCTCTACCTAAACGGGGTTCAGATCGCTCAGGGAGCGCTCGGCGCGCAGGCAGTGGCAGACGCCGGACAGTCGCTCTACGCAGGCGCGTTCGGCTCTGTCTCGGGGGTCGACCTATTGTCAGAAGTCGTCCTCTACAACGGCGCGCTCTCGGCCCGGCGCGTAGCCAGACACTTCGCGGTCGGCCAGCGCGTCATCTCCGATCCGGCCCACTATTTGACCATTGACCCTCCGGTGCTCGCGTGAGTGTCCCCGCCGCATTGTGGGACTGGTGGCTCATCAACTCCTCGGACATGAGCGAGATCACGCAGCTGAATGTCCATAACCGCCACCTCGAGCCTCGACTCAACAACCAGGGGAAGGTGACGGGATGGGTCCACCTCCTCGACCCCGACGCGCCGAAGATCGTCCCGCACCAGACGGGTTTGAGGCTCGACCGCGACGGTCAGACCGTCTACTCGGGGGCGATCTGGCAGGCCAACGACTCATCCTCAGCCTCCGGAACCGGGCAGCAGAGCGGAAGCGACAAGGTCGACATCGTCTCCTACGGGTGGTTCAACGGACTCGGAGGTAGCGGCAGCAATGGACGCCTCGTCCACACCGGGGCTGAGTTCCAGGCGATGCTCGCCGCACCGAACGGTGTCGCGTGGCAGACCGCGAACGGGGGTGCCTACACGTCGCTCGGGATCGACACCGCGATCCAGCTCGCCTACAGCGCCTCACAGTTCCCGCAGACCTCGGACGCGGCGATCATCTTCGACCTCCTCAACCGCGCGAACATCGACTCACCGACGCTCATCACGCCGGGCAACGTCTACGGGACTCCATACCAGCGCAACCTGACGCTCCAGCGGTTCCAGAACGTTGGCCAGGAGATCCTCCAGCTCGTCAACGTCGAGAACGGCGTGGACTTCTTCGTCGATCCCCTGACGCGAAAGATGCACCTCTATGGGCAGGGCGCGTCCGGGTCCTCGCTTATCTCCAACGGCCGTGGCATCGACCGGGGACAGCAGACGATCTTCTCCTACCCCGGCAACTGCACCGCGTTTTCGCGCACGGCGGATGGCACTCAGACCCAGAATAGGCTCGAGGTGATCGGTCAGTACGGCGTGGGTCGCGCCGACGACATCGGGAGCCAGAGTGTCAACGGGCTGCTGGAGGTCAACACGTCTCTCTCGGAGGTGGTCGACCCCAACATCCTGATCGCCTACGCACAGGCCGAGGTCACGATCAAGTCGAGGCCCTGGACGGTCATCACCTTCACGCCTCGGCCGGTCGTCTCGGCGGACGACAAGACGCCCGGAGTACCGCGCCCCTTCCAGGACTACGACCTCGGCGACATCGTCTACGTTCAGGCTCGGCGCGGGAGGCTCCAGGTCGGCTACCCGAACCCCCAGCCGGTCCGCGTCTTCGGGTGGTCGATGGACATCGACGATGACGGCATTGAACGTGTCAGCAACGTGATGACGACGTACCAGGGACTCGGGGCATGAGTCAAGTCCAACTGCCAGCGAACTTCTACCGCATGTTCAACGACCTCGTCGGCCGCGTAGATCGACTCGAACGAGTCGTCTCTCAGCTCGTCCTTCGGGACGTGAGCACCACGGGCCTCACTAGCGCGCAGATAGACGCGGCAGTCTTCGGCGCGAGTACCGGAGCACAGCCCACCGACGGTCTCTTCATCACCGATAAGACCAACCACCTCCTGCTCGTTCGCGAGAACAACAAGTGGTGTAAGACCGCGACCCTGACGATCATCACCTAGGAGCGACCCCACATGGCAATCCAAGTCTTCGCCTGCCAAGACCAGCAGTACCCGTTCTCGATCTTCAGGATGCGAGACGCGGCGTTCCAGGTCGCAAGGATCCTCCACTCGGGAGACCTCGTTGTCACTCCGTCAGCCGGGCTACAGGTGCAAGCCGCGGCTGGGTCAGCCCTCGTACAGCAGACGGTCGCGCCGGAGGGAGCCTTTTACAACGGCCTCTACTACGTCTTCAATGACGCTCCGGCGAATCCCTACAACACGATCCTCGCGCCGGTCACAAACCCCCGCGTCGACTACGTGGTCTTCCGCGTCTACGACGTGAATGAACAGGGACTCAGTGGATCCAGCAAGGGGCAAATCGAGTGGGTGCAAGGGACGGAGACCGCCGGGGCCAACGTCACTCCCGGTTCTGGTGGCTACCTCGCCGGCGTGACGGCACCTCCGGCGAACTCGATGATCCTCGCGGCAGTTCTCCAGACCGTTGGCGAGAGCTCGATCCCAGCCGCGAACATCCTCGACCTCAGACCACGCACCAGCGGGGCAGTCAATATCGCTACGACTGGATCACGTACGAACACGGCGTACGGTGCGCTGAGTGACGCGAACGACCAAATTCCGAATCTCATGCTGCCAACCAACGGACGTATCCGTATCGGGTATCAGGCATTGTGGCAGCAATCCGGCGCGGTTGCCGCGCGAGCCGCCATCTTTATCGGGTCCAACCAGTTGAAAATTGCGACCACTATGGCTGCACCTCAGACCCAAGCTGCCATCTTGGGATCGCTCACCAATAGCTACGTGGCCTTGGCGTCCGGTCCGGTAGGTCTGGCTGGTGTTGACGCGGGAGGAGGGGCGTATTCGGGAGATGTAACGACGGGTCAGGTGATCGGGACCTCGGGCATCTACTACCAAGAAATAGGTGGCATTCAGATCAATGCAACCACATCGGGAGATTGGTGGGGCGGCCCTTGTGACATTCAGGGTTTGCCAGCTGGCTCCTACACCATTAGCGTGCAGTTCAAGGCGTCATCTGGCAGCGTAACGGCGCAGAACCGCAAGTTGTGGGTCGAAGTGATCCCTTTCAGCTAACTAAAGTGGTCCGGTCGCGTCATCCTCGTAGAAAGGGTCGGTGGAGTCGCTCCGCTTGACACACCGCGCAGGTCTACCAAACGACAAAGACGCAGATCCTCGTTGACGGTATCCGCCTGGGCACACGTCGCATAAAAGTCGGCAAAGTAGTCCGAGTCTCCGTTGTTGTCACGCACGTCGTTTGCCTCTACCCACGCCCCCGGTAGTCTGCCTGTGTCTCCAGCGATCCAACGCGTCAACCGACGTCGATCAGATTGAAGTAGGTAGCGCCCATCGAATTCGTGTCCAAGTTCGTGGAAGAGGACCATCTGATCCTCGTTAGGTGCGACGGCGATTTCTGTGATCGTTCCGTGCTGCCTCGAGCAGGACAGAAGGCACGTCGTTCCGGTCCATCCAAAGGCTGGATTTAGCGCACAGGCGATATAAAGACTGCCGTCGCCGTCATAACCGCAGATCGAGATATCCGTTGTGACTGTTAGCGGGCCGCTCCAGCTCGCGACATGCATATGGTCTGCCCATCGCTGCCACTTCCCACCTATTGGATGTCCCTGCGGTGTGACGAGCAACACGGCTTGAGCGCTGCTCACCAACACGAGAGTCGTCAATGCCGTAAGGAGAATGCCCCAGGTATGCTTCATACGTCTGGACCTCCTTCCAAGGTCTAGGCCAGCCCCGGGGTGTTCACAGCACCGCCGGGGCGACTTTTACAGTGCGACATAGGCTACACGGGATCCGACAAAACACAAGCTGAATCAGGCTCGTATTGCTCGGTACGCCATCTACGCCTCGTATACAGACGCTCGCGCTGACGTCTCTGCGCGGAGAGTGGCCCGACGTCGTCCACCATGTCGTAGACAACCGCGTCGGTCTTTCCCTCTGCTGGGCGCAGGATCCTTCCCACCTGCTGCTCGACCAGCGGAACCTTCCGGATCGGGAACGCCATCACGAGCCGGTCAAGGCGTGGGATGTCTAGCGCCTCTTCGGCAACCGTGGAGATCAGGACCGTCCCTCCTTCGGACCCCGAGATCGCGCGCCGAACCCTCTCCGCGTCATTCCCGGTCTGCGCGCCAGTGAGCGTGTGGAGACGGACCCCGACGCGCAGGACCTTTTGCAGCCGCGAGACGAGCTGCTTGACGTGCTCGATTCGTCTAGTGACGACCAGCACGTGATGTCCATCCTGCGCCTCGTCACGGGCTATCCTCGCCACGAGGTTATTGCGGTCGGTGTCGGAGACCAGCTTCTTCATCACGGTTGAGTAGTTGTTCGGAATCCTTCGGCCGCCCTCGTCGTAGTGAGTCGGCTCGTAGGTCGCCTCAAAGTCAGTGGAGACCATCCTGACCAAGGGCCTGACTAAGTTGTCTCCGACCTCGTCGTGAGTCGAGCGGTGGACCACGGGACCGACGAGGGCCTTGACGATCGGCCACGACGACTCGTCCCAGCGAGGAGTAGCGGAGACCCCGATCCTGTAGAAGGCGGGGAAGAACGCAAGCAACTCGGAGAGTGATCTTGCGCCGGCATGGTGTATCTCGTCACCAATTACCGCTCCAAACTCTCGCCAAAAATCCTCATCCACCGACTCTCGACGCGCCCACAACGTCTGCCATGTCGCCACGGTCAACTCACGAACGTCCCACTTCCCTTCACCGATATATCCCATCTCATAGCCATATAACACGCGCGCCACCTCCTGCCACTGCGACGCCAACGCGGTCTTCCCGACGATCACGAGCGTCTTCTGCCCAGCCCAACGGATGAACTCGAGCGTGACCCTAGTCTTGCCACTGCCGGTAGGAGCCTGCACGATCCCTTGACCCCAGTCCAACATCACGTCCCTAGCTAGCTCCTGATAGTCGCGGAGCGACGCCGGGGACCAGTCGCGGAACAGGGCCTCAGATGAGGGTCGAATTATCATCTCGTTCTCCCACACGACCTCTTCGCCGAATTCCGAGGCCAGCTGTTCCAGGCGGTGCGCGTAGCCCCTGGGGAGGATAGTTCGGCCGTCACGTTCGGACCAGAGCTCAAGGAAGTCGGGGATAAACTGAGCGCCTCGGATTTGCTCTGAGACCGCCCTAACCTTGTCGGCGTTTGCGGTGGTCAGCTCCGTTCTGATCGCGCGCAGGAGGTCGTCATTCACGTCGTCGCTGTCGAACGACACGACGGAGTCGATCTTGGCTCTCAACAGTCTACGCGTCTCCTCACGACCATAATCTTACCAACTACGTTCCTAGGTATTGCTTCTGGTAGGACCGAGTAGATAGAATCTATGCTCGCCGCAGGCGAGGCCGCCGGCAGTCGGGATCACATCCCCAACGGAGCGAGACGTGACGCAGCCTTGTCGAGTCAGACCATCACATCTGGTCCTCAGCGACGCCGCAGTCGATACGACGACCAATGAATGAGTCGATACGAAAGACTCCTGCGACTGCTGGTACAGACGGCCGCGGCGCTGCTCGGCCTCTGGATCATGTTCCACGCTGCGTCAACCAATTCCAACCAGCCGTGGCTGTACTTCGCGGCGCTGATAATGATGGGACTCCCGGGAGCGCGTACGTTCGCCTCTCTCGTCAGCCTGATCGGACGCATCATGGACGCGCTCAGGGAGTCAGAAAAGCGCGCGAAGGACACGCGCGAGCACGAGCGGCACAAAGACCGAGATTGATCCACCGATCAGAGAAGTTCTGGGTCGGTGGTGGCCTGATGATCGTGGTGTTGCTATTCCTCGGCCAGGTCGCGGCGACTGGGCACCCGTGAACTCGTTCCGAACCGACGACTCAATCTTGCGCCGACTCGTGGCGTGGCTCGAGCGCCCCGCCCCGCGATCCTGGACACTCTTCGTGTTCCTCGTCGCCCTCGGCGCACTAATCCTCTTCGGCTTCCAGCTCGGCGGTAATCACACGCTCGCGGAGAACGCTCAGTCGGCGAGCACGAACTCAACTAGAGCGGCTCGGCAGGCAAAGACAGCGAGCCGCGAGGCGTTGGCGGCGACTGCGGCGATCCAACAGCAGCGGATCACCGCGATCCGTCTGGTGTGCGAAAACCAAAACAGGCGGCACGACGCGACGCTCAAGGCACTCGATCGAGTCCTACATGCGGCGCTTCGTCAGACTCGGTTGCCAGCGCAACGCGCGGTGATTCGTGCGAGTCGCGCGCCGACGGTGTTGATAATCAATGCACTCGCACCGAAGCAGAACTGCTCACACGTCACCGCGGCTGTGACCTAGCCGAACCTCCCATCGATGGACGATTCGAGCACCGAGCAGAAGGCCGAGGCGCTAGCCCGTCGGGCCGCTGAGCGAGCTGCGGACCTCGCGCGACAAGACGGTGAGAGAGCGACCAGACTCGCGGTCGACCGGGCCGTCAAGGACGCCAACGTCGATCGGGACCTGCGTGAGCACGCCGAGCACCTGCGGGAGATCAACGGCTCGCAAAAGAAGATGGCGACGTCGCTTGAGAATGTCGAGAAGGCAATGTTGCAGCAGGCCACAGCGACAGAGGCGATCAGCAAATATGTCAAAGAGCAGGGCGGCAAGCGATTCACTCGGTTGCAGAGCATCGGGATCGTCGTGATGGGACTCATCACTCTCGGGGTGTTCGTGCTTGCGCTCGTCACGGCACTGGCGCGCGTATGACCAGGCTCAGATTTCTGACGATCTCGGTCGCGCTGCTCGCGACGGGGATACTCGCACTTGGGTTCGCGTTCGCCCATGTTTCGGTGCGCGTCACCTCAGACGAGTACCGGACAACCGGGGCGCTCTGTGCGTTGCGGGCGGATCTGCAAACACGCGTGACTTCGGGCGAGAGCTTCCTCAAGACGCATCCCAAGGGGTTCGCCGGGATCTCGCGTCCGGTGATCGAGTCGAGCCTTTCCGGTCAGCGGCACACGATCCGTGCGCTGGCACTCCTGATCTGTCCTCGCTCTGGTACTACCCCCAAGCATCCTCGTCGACGGTAGTAGCGGGACGAGCGCCGCCTGACACCACAGCAAAGCGGTGGCCGCAGAACCGGCAGACAGCGGCCTCGTTGCGCACGAGTTCTGCGCAGTCGGGACATCGCTTCCGGGACTCGCGTAGGTGGGACATCAGCTTCCACACGACGTAGGCGGGGAGCGTCAGCACGACCAAGACCGCTCCTGCGTCTCTGACGACGATGTCCGCTGGCCTAGCCGACAGGAGGTAGAGGAGGCTCGACGCGACCAGCAGCGTTGGCCCGACTAGGAGGAGCAGCCGGACGCGGCGCAAGACGACCCCTTATCCCGCGACCGCGGTCTGCCTCTCGTCGCTGACCTCGCGACCGTGGTCGTAGCCCTCGACGTAGTACCCGTCCTGAGGGGAGCCGTCGAGCAACGCCGGACGCTGCTCGGACATGCGCTTCAGTCGGCGTGCGAAACCTCTTCCGTCGCCGGCGAACGCCAAAGCGACCTCAGGGGTCGTCCGTCGGTCATCTTCGGAGGAGTTGTCCCGAATCCAGAGGACGATCTCGGAGTCGGTGATCTTGTCGCTCTTCAGCGGCCCGAGGTTCAGCTCGTGCAGGGCTCGCTCGAGTCTCGCTACGCGGTCAAGCAGCGGCTTTCGGCGCGAGTCGAATTCTCCCAGTTCTCTACGTGCTTCATCAAGCGCGCGAAGGACGGTCTTTGCGACCGGATCCTCTCCGTTTCTATCCGTGCCAGACATCGCTTCATCTATCTCCTTCCTGTCCCCCGTTGTGGCCCACAGGGATGGTAGCGAAGAACCTATGTTCTCAGGTTCTAAGCTATCTGTCAAGAAGGTTTCACGCTCTATGCAGGGATAACGGAACTTCTTAGTAAGAAAGTCCACGCGGATCAAGGACGAATGATCTTCATAAGAACGCGCTTGATGTTCCTAGTTCGATCCTCTCTCCCACCGAAGAAGAAGCTCCTCTCTTCTCACCGACTGTCCCGCCACCCACCCCGTCGATGGCACGTACCTAGAGCGGGTACGCTGGCGAAGCCTCTCTGACAGGCGAAATGCCGCGCTGGCGGACTCGGAGAGATGACGGCGACGAACCCCGTCGCTCCGAGGCGGCTGCGATCAGCTGCTCGGCTCGGGACCTCACTTCTTATGAAGGACCCTTCTTGGTCCTCGCTTCGTTTCTGAGGAGGCGCGATTCTGCGCCGAATCTAGGAATCTGTAGTAGTATTTGACGCCCAAGCGCCATCACCGAGGGTAGCACGTCCTGGAATCCGTTCATACCCTCCCCCGCGAAGCCCGAGGATCACGTCACCTCCTCGGGCTTCGCTGCGTTCTGGGCACGCGGCCCCGCTCGAATAGCTAGTTGACAACTTAGTAGCGCAGCAGTATCTTCTCCTCTCGTGAGCGAGGGACACGGGGTCATCGGCTTCGGAGCGACTCGCGCGACGGAGAGAGAACTCAAGAGGAGGAGGCCGTTCGTGAAGCGGGGAGTGACCACCAGCAGCAACGCGAGGCTGAACCAGCGTGCGTGGGACAGGATGAGCGTCGCCGAGCGCGAGACTGGCTGCACGGTCGAGCAACTCGACGAGGTCCAGAGGCGTCTCCGCGCTCAGTTCTACGCGCATCTGGTTCCGGCGTGACGCTCGGAGCCGTCGTCGCCGTCGGAGCTTGGGCGATCGTGGTCGGTCTCGTCGCGTATGGGCGCTGGCACGATCGACATCGCCGTCGTTGGATCGCCGAACATCGGCATCAGCTCATTCCTACGGACTGGCGCGAAGAGCAACTCGCGGAGATCCGTCGCCTGCCAGAGCGTGAACCGCGAGGGACGGCGTCGCGATGAGCAGCGGCCTACTGGGTGCCAACCGCGCCGAGCTCCGGGACATCGTCAACCTTGAGCGCGAGCGTCCGGG